AATAACTTTAATATATTTACTAAAAGAATTGCAATAGGTCAAGGATTTTATTTAGTTGGTATAGATGAATTAATATTGCTTGATCCATCTATACTCACACAGATTGATGATTTAAATGGTTTAAGACATTACGAAGATAAAAATTCTATTCTACTTCCCACCAAAAATGGCAATAAAGTTAAACTTACTAGTTTATATAAAGATTCAGAATTTTCTAATAGGACTCAAGACACTACAGTTAAACAAGACTTAGAGGTTTATAATTTAAATAATAAATTACAAGAGATTAAAAAAAATATTAACAAGGGCTATGTAAATGTTCGTGTAAACAATGTGGTGTGTAGCGTAGTGTCTGTTGTTAGTTCTCCTTTTGGACACAAGTCAGACTTTCATTTTGTAGACATTAAAGGCGTAGATGTATTTCATATTTCACACAAGTATGGCAATACGCCAAGGGACTTTCAACAATGGTCTGGAACATCTAAACGATTTCAAAAGTCAATCTTTGAGCATCCAGAAACGCAGGACTTTATTAAAACAATTACATCTATGGGTGGCGAATTACCAAAAGCAACGACGGTTGCAAGAAGAATTAAAGATGATAAATTAAAACAGATGGCTGTATTTGGAATTGATTTTGGTGCTGTTTCTGGTTTAAATAACGTTACAACGATCATGCAAGGTAACTTGCACTTTAAAAACATTGGAGATTGTTATATGCTTATTGCGTCTGATAATACAATTAACAATCCAAAAGTTCCAACCGAAAGTTATGAGCCAGTGTTTTTAGGGGTACATAAAAAAGATAGAAGTGATCACGGAATTAAGAATGCCAGGATTACGATTAGTCCAATTGGTGGAAGGACTATTAAGCAGTTTATTTAGTTAGTTCGTGTCTGCTTGGTTCTAAAAATAAATTACTTAAAATTTTAGTTTGTATGCCTGCAAATGCTTGATCTTCTGTAGACAAGAATATAGATTGCTCCGTAATCTCATTTGACCTAGCCAAATGCCTTCTGTTTGTATAAACCTTTACATCCTGCATCTGTGAGCCACCAACCTCAAATATATTGCCATACATAGATCTCCATAGACAACTTGGATATTTCTTTATAATGGTAAGTAGTTTGTCTCTTTCCATTGGCATTGGAGTATGTAGTTCATAGTCTAGTGGTTGTTCAATTCCCCGCTCATTTAGGCGGGTGTTAGTTTGAATTAACTTTTTAATATACAAAGATGATCCAGTAATTTTTATATATTTATCTATCTTACCTGACAATAGACCTCCGTGAGAATAGTCAATCTTATCTATTTTTTTGATTATAAAAAAGTCATCATTCATTAATATAAAATTATTAGATATTTGTTCTGTCTTACATAAAGTTGTTAGGTTATTTAAGGCATTTGTATATTTGTTATGATTTTGTTCAACTGGCACGTAGTTGCCTTCATACCAGTTTGGCTTGCCACCAACCAACCAAACCTTTGCATCTGGAAAACTATGAAGGACAGATCTAATAGAGTATCTTAACTCTTCATTTTCTCCAGAACGGCAGATATAAACAAAATCCATTAACTCCCCTAGTTTATTACAAGTATATCAGAATCTGGTATACTGATATAAACAGAGGGGTAGTCTTGGCTAACATAGTATTTCTTGGCAACTTTGAAGTGCCTTATAGTAGTGAGAATCATCATGCTAAGTCTTTAGAATCTCTTGGGCATACCGTGCAAAAATTGCAAGAAAAAAAAGCAGGCAGCACAGAAATATTAAACGCAGCATTAAACTCTAATCTATTCATATGGGTACATACACATAGATGGCAAACTCCAGGATCTAGGTCTATGACTGATGTGCTAAAAGAATTAAAGGCTGCTAACATACCAACTATGACCTATCATTTAGATTTGTGGTTTGGCATTGAGCGTGAAAAAGATTTAAAGGGTGATGATTTTTATACAAGCATAGGTCATTTTTTTGCTACAGACAAGTTGATGTGTGATTGGTTTAATGAAAACACACAGGTTAAAGGACACTTCTTGCCTGCTGGCGTATATGATAAAGAGTGTTATATCCATGAAGACTATGATCCACATAATTTTGAAAACGATATTATCTTTGTTGGTAGCAGAGGATATCATCCTGAACATAAATACCGTCCACAACTAATAGATTTCTTGCGAAAAACATACGGTAAAAGATTTCTACATGTTGGTGGCGATGGAGACACTGGCACAGTTCGTGGAGATGCGCTTAATCGTATCTATGCAAAAAGCAAGGTAGCAATAGGTGATAGTCTTAACATAAACTTTAATTATCCATATTACACAAGTGACAGATTGTTTGAAAGCACTGGTCGTGGCGGCTTTACTATCTACCCTCGTATTAAAGGTCTTGAAGAATACTTTAAAGATGAAAATGAAATTGTATTTTATGAACACGGAAATCTTGAAGATCTAAAAAATAAGATAGATAAGTATTTGTTAGACGGGGTATCAAGAGAATCAATCAGACTAAACGGACATGAAAGAACTAAAAAAGAACATACATACGTCCATAGATGGGCAAACATACTAGAAGCCCTAAACATAAAATGAAATATTTGGTTACAGGTGGTGCTGGCTTCATTGGATCAAACCTTGTTGATAGGTTAATTAGTCTTGGTCATGATGTTGTTTGTATTGATGATGAGTCTGCAGAATGCCATGAACAGTTCTATTGGAATGATAAAGCACAAAACTATAAATATGATATCTGTGACTATGACTTAATTGCACCACTCTTTAGTGGCGTTGACTGCGTGTTTCACGTTGCATCTGATGCAAGAATACAACCAGCAATATTAAATCCTAAAAAATCTATTCAATCAAATGCATTAGGAACAGCCAATGTTCTTGAACTTTGTAGGATAAACAAAGTGGATAGGCTAATTTATTCAAGCACATCCTCTGCTTATGGTAAAAAAGCAATTCTTCCAAACCAAGAAATACAGCCCTCTGATCCATTAACACCATATTCTGCTGCTAAAGTTTTTGGTGAAAACCTTGCAAAGGTTTATTATAATCTTTACGGATTAAAAACAATATCTCTTAGATATTTTAATGTTTATGGAGATAGACAACCATTAAAAGGTCAATATGCGCCAGTAATAGGATTATTTTTAAAACAATACCATGAAAGAAAACCTTTAACGGTAGTTGGAGATGGATCTCAACGCAGAGATTTTACTCACATATCAGACGTAATACAAGCAAACATTCTTGCATCTGAAGTTAAAAATGGGTTTGGTGAGGTATATAACATTGGATATGGAAGTAACTACGCTATATTAGATATTGCCAATATGATATCAAATGATGTTAAATTTATACCGTCAAGAATTGGCGAGGTGCAGGAAACTCTTGCATCTAATATAAAGTTTAAAGATTTAACTGGTTGGGAACCAAAAATTTCATTAAAAGATTGGATACAGCAATGAAAATTAATTTTGGATGTGGAAGCATACAGCCTGCTGACTGGATAAACATAGATATTGATCCTGAGTATAAAACGGAGCACAAAAATTTACACTTAATTCCAGACAATTCCTGTGATATTTTAGTTTCTCATGCAACAATTTGTGCAATACCATATCATGAAATTAAGGAAGCCTTACTAGAATTTAATCGTGTCTTAAAGCCTGGTGGTGTGGTTAGAATTAGTTTGCCAGATATTGTTTCTGGATTTGATGCATATAAAAATAATAATATTAACTTTTTTCCTAACTCTGAAGACAATATAGACAGACGTTTTTCTTCTTGGCTAACTTGGTACTCAACATCAGTATCTTTATTAACACATAAAGCATTAGAGTATAAGTTACATGATAGTGGATTTAAAAATATAACAAAAGTAAACTATAAAGAAAGTGCACTATCAAACAACAAAATTTATGAACTTGACACACGGGAACATGAATTTTATTTTATGGAGGCAATAAAATGACAGAAATGGTTAAAGCAGTTTTAAATGGAGAGTTTGAAATGATATTGCCTAAACATCGTGCAGATAGACCAGACTGGTACCAGCCACATGGTTGGGAAAAATTAAGACTAAAATCAATGCATGAAAATATTGGTAGTGGAGATGTTGTTTATTATGTAGGTGCAGAAGAAGGAGAGTTTCCAGCACTATGTCAAATGTGGGGAGCAGAGGTAGTTTTATTTGAACCGAACCCAAAAGTATGGTCACACTTTCCATTGCTTTGGAGTGCTAATAATTTAGAAAAACCAATTGCTTGCATACCTGGATTTGCATCAGACAAAGATAATAAACTTGCACGTATTTATTGTAATGAGTTTCCACCAGAAGTTAATAATGTTATTGAAACAGCACATGGGTTTAAAGAATTATATCTTGAGGGTGATACCTACGGTCAAATTACTATAGATTCTTGTGTATATAATCATAGCATTAAACCACCCACCGCCATTTCTTTGGACGTAGAAGGTAGTGAATGGAAGGTCCTAAAAGGGGCTGAGAGGGTGCTTAGAGAGCATAAACCTAAGATTTGGTTATCTGGACACCCTGAATTTATGTTGCAGCAATGGAACGAGGCTCTGCATGACCTTAGACAATGGATAAAGGGATTAGGATATAAAGAAACTCTTTTAGATTATCAGCATGAGGTACATTTGTTTTATGAATAATTTAATATTTTGTGCACATGTAGATGATGCAATTTTTTCATTAGGTGATTATATTATTGATAGTAATGATAGTTTTACAATTGCAACTGCCTTTGCTGGCATACCAACAGATCCTTCTGGGTATAAAAAACACACTATATTAAGACAAGAACATAATGAAGCCTGCTCAATGATAAATGTTAAAGTGATTAATGGAGATTTACTAGACGATGTTTATGGAAAACAAAACGAAAATGATTTAATAGATTGGATAAAGTCTATAATTGTAAACTTTGATAACATCTATATTCCTCTTGGACTTCATCACCCAGATCACATTTTTTTATCAAACACCTTGCTTAACTTAATAAAATATTTTAATAAAACATACTTTCTTTATGCTGAGTTGCCATATAGATTTTCATATCCAGAGTCATACAAAATAAGATTAAAACAGGTTGAATTAAATAATAATTTAGAAAATATTAACACTAACTTTACAAAAAACAAAATGAATATAATAAAACAATATAATTCGCAGATAGCCTATGTAAATAATACATCAATCATAGATGAAGAATTAGTTAAAAATCTTATTACAGAAGAAAAGGTATGGAAGGTTTTAACATGATTAGCGCATATCTTTACTCAGTTAAACAAGAAGACTGTGCTGCTGATAAATGGGATTACGGTTTATTAAAAGAATTTTTTAATAAAAACAATATTAAACCAGACAGGGTAACAACTTTACCCAGTATGGATAGAGCCTTTGTTGTTATTCCTGGACCACAAAACGTAGGCTTTGAAGATCAAATATCTGAAGAGTTAAATAAGATAAATAGGGTAGTTTTATTTATTACTGGGGATGAAAGTGCTACGTTTAATGTTGATAAAATAAAACATAATAATATTGAAATTTGGATTCAGTACCCGCACAGAAGGCATTCGCAATACAATAAGTTAGCACTAGGTGTGCCACAACACCTATCAAACAATTTGCCAGAATACCAAGATAAGTCATATGATGTATTTTTTTCAGGGCAAATAACACATCAGAGAAGGCGAGAACTTGCAACCGTCATGCCTGACATACCAAACTCTTTTTATAATCCAACCAATGGCTTTGCAGAAGGTTTAAATCCAAAATCATATTATAATAAAATGTTTTTATCAAAAATTGTTCCTTGTCCAAGCGGGGCTGAAGTAATAGACTCTTTTAGATTTTATGAAGCAATAGAAATGCTTTGTTTACCTTTGGGAGATAAATTAGATTCAAAAATGCAAAACACAGACTTTTTTAATTTTTTATTTGAAAATAATCATAAAATAAAAACTTTTGAAAATTGGCGACGCCTGCCTGATTTGTTGCCTGAATTATTAAATAACTATACATTTGAAATGCATCAAATTGTTTGTTGGTGGATTAAATATAAAAGAGATTTATTTATTGAATTAATGAGGCAAGTAAATGCATAAAAGAGATATAACAATTGTTATGGCTACATCTGTAATTCTCGATCATCCAAATACAACAATGATAGAACAAACTATTAGTGATATTCGTGTTCACTTTCCAAATAATGAAATTATCATGCAAATAGATGGTCTTAGAGAAGAGCAGCAAGACCGTAAAAAAGATTACGATGAATATAAGAGTCGCATTTTGTGGAAATGTTTACATGAAGATAAAAACATACTACCATTTATATTTAAAGAACACAGCCATCAAACCAACATGATGCGTCAAACAATTAATGAAATTAAAACACCCCTATTACTTTATGTTGAAGGTGATGCTCCTTTAACTCCAGATACACCAATAGACTGGGATAAATGTTTAGATATGTTTGAATACAATAAAGCAAATACCATTCGTTTTCATTTTGAAGCACATATACCAAAAGAACATGAACATCTTATGTTTGGCTTAGAAGATGGCTTTATGAAAACTACACAATGGAGTCAACGACCACATCTAAGTAGAAAAAAATACTATAAAGATATTGTACTTCCAAGATGTAGGGATAAATTTTTTATAGAAGATACATTTCATGGAGCAATTCAAGATGACATATCTCCATATGACGTGTTTGATCAAGGAAATTGGGAAACACATAAACTTTGGATTTATCATCCAGAAGGAAATATTAAACGTTCTTATCACTTAGATGGTCGCCAAGGCGGAAGAAAGTACACTTCCGATGATGATGTTTGGGGGTATAAAGAATGAAACTAGGAATTATAGCAAGATGTGACAATACTGGTCTTGGTAATCAGACTAAAGAGTTAGTAAAAATGTTAAATCCTGATAAAATTTTACTTATTGATTCATATTCTTTTAATAACAATAAACAATACCCGCAATGGTATGACGGATATAACGTAATAAAAACAATAAAGGGTATGCCTAGAACAAATGAGGTTCTTTCTTTTTTAGATGGTATTGATGTTGTTATAAGTTGTGAAACATTTTATCATTTAGATTTTATTGATATGGCAAGAAAGAGAAATATAAAAACAATATTACAATATAACTATGAACTATTTGGAAATTTAGTTCATCCAGAATGGTTACTCCCAGATATATTATTGTCACCAAGTAGTTGGAATATAGATATTGTTGAAAAAAAATTTGAATCAAAGTGCAAGGTATATCACCTACCACCACCAACAGATACATCATTATTTAATGCTGCAAGAGAAAATAACCTATCAAAAACCCATAAACGAATACTTCATATTGCTGGTAAAAAAGCAGCCAAAGATAGGAATGGAACTAATACTGTAGTAGAAATGCTTAAACATTCTAGTGCAGATTATGAACTTGTAATAGCAACACAAACCCCTCTAGACTTTCTAAACAAAGATAGCCGTTTAAAAATAAACAAAGATAACGTTAGAAATAGAGAAGATTTATACAACGGCTATGATGCCATGGTTCTTCCTAGGCGTTATGCTGGTCTTTGTTTACCTATGAATGAGGCTTTAATTTCTGGTCTACCCGTTTTTATGACAGATATATCTCCAAATAATCAAATACTTCCAAGTGATTGGCTAATACATTCAAATAAAATTGGTGAATTTAAAACTAAATCAATGGTAGATATATATGAGGCTGACGCAATAAAATTAAGTAACACAATAGATAATTATATTAACAATGATAAAATAAATAAATATAAAAACATTGCAATAGAAATTGGATTTAATAATTTTTCAGTTGAAAACTTAAAAGATAAGTGGTTAAAGGTTATTAATGAATAAACAGAAAAGCCAGCCTATCTCTAGACTGGCTATCTGATAGAAGATTGATTACTTCTTAGCAGCAGCCTTTTTTGCTGGTGCCTTTGCAGACTTAAGAGCCTTTGCAACTTCAGCAGCATCAGGTAAAATACCAAATGCTTTGTCGTTTGGATTAAGTGCTCTCAATGCGACGGGTGCTACAGCAGCAACTAGTGCAGCCCATAGATCCTTTGGATCTGTTACGCCAGCCATGTATAGTGCAAGACCTGATGCAAGTACTGAGCGACCATATGATGCCAGCATTGCCTTTGTCTTATTGTTTAGTAAGTTATTCATTATTCCTCCTAGGATATAATTTGTGTTAGTATTGTAAAACCAATCCACAGCCCAATAATTCCTGCGACTCCCGCAAAAACTGGTGGTGCTGGTACTGGTAATTTGAATGCAGCAAACACAACACCGCACCCAAAACCTGTTAATACTGAAAGCAGTATGTCTCTCATGTATTTTTTATTTCTGATTCATTTGGCAAAAACTTTTTTAAATCTTTATATGCAGCAGATATTTTTTTCATACCAATATTTAAAGGATTACCTTCTTGTATGGAACTAAAATCATCAAAGTAACTAATAGTTGGATCCACCTCTTCAACAAATTTTGTTAAACCCTTTTGGACATCTTCAATATATGTAAAAGCCCAATCACGAGAATCTGACAAAAACTTAATAAAATTTTCTCTGTGTATATCATTATCTGTCAACTCTTGATTTGACTTAGTAGACTCAGCCTGTTGATTAAGTTTAAAATTTTCTAAAAATAATTGAGCGGAAGTTAAACTAAGTTTTCTTAACTTAGATAATACTGCTAAGTATGATATGGCAAAAGATACAGACAGGAATATAAAAAATATCAACAAACCAGTTCTCATGATGCTACCCCCAATAAACTTTTTTCAACATGTGTTGCCCAATAATATAAACATTTATCACAACAAGGTCTATTATACTCGTTCTTAGTGTCCATGTAAAACTCAGCATAGTAGATAGGATCTTTACGATATAAGTTAACCCTATGAGTGATATTTACACGGTTTATATGGGAAGGCTTGTTCCAGACTGGTTTATTAGTACCCCAAATCTGCCCACAAACAGCCTCTAGAGCCTCTATATTGGCTTCGTTCTTGTCTGTCCTAATACCCCTTACCTTAGCCTCTGCAATCATGACCTTAGCATAGTTACGTAATGACCATTCAGCATTTTTCCACATCAATACCGCTGGATGATTTCGCCAAGCCCCTGAAGGAGATTTACCAGACAAAACTTTAAGTATCTGATAGGCTTCTAATATCTGTTTATTTAATCTTTTATTATCTAATATTTCTGCACACTGATCATAATCTTTGTAGGGTAGAAAGGTTTGCATTATTTAATAGCCTCTCTAGTAATCATAACTATTGCTCCGTTATCCTCTAAAGCCTTTTTTACTCTTACCATATATTCTATCGCTTGTCGCTTCTCTGTGTCAAATAGACGCATAAACATAGCCTCATTAGCCTTAACTGTAATAAAATGTTCATTGTCAATAATGTCTACCTTGAAATTTTTAGGGGCTGGTATTGAATGAAAAGCCATCTTCATTTTATCTGTATACATTATTTTTCCATTGTTAGAGATTGCCAAGTAGTTGACCAGTCTTGCTTGGTTTTATGATTGTTAAATTCTTTTGAAACTTCTCCGCCTTCTAAATACACACCACCCCAAACTCCCCATTCTTTACCAGATATACCAACAGCAAAACATGTTTTGGCTACTGGACACATCTGACACATAGAGTCAACAACTCCACGGCTTGATGGATTGTCTTCATACTTATCAAAATATATGTTAGTGTCAAGACCTAAACATATTGCATCGTCTTTCCATAAATGCTGCTTCATTTTTAATCTCGATACTTGTTTGGAATATCCCAACCATTACGACCAGGTGAATAAATTTTATGTACATACCACTTATCTTTTACTCTAATGCCTGTTGGAGATGTCTTTGCAATGTCTGATTCTTTTAAATCAATAATATCCCAACCATTCCAAATTAAATTTTTATTCTTGGAAACAATTTTTTCCATTGTATTTAAACTTCTAATTAACATAAATACCCCCTAGTATTTAAATATACCAATTTCTACATTTTTTAGTTGTGCTTCTGAAACTAACTTAGATATTTTTTCATTTGGCTTGCTCAAAAATGCAAAATAATTTATTTGATCTAAATTTTCTTTCATCCAAAGCGGAGCAACTTTATAAAACTTTATCTTTTTTCCTCTTGCTTTCATTCCTTTTTCTGACACATTAGAAAATTCTGAAACAAAAGAGTTTACTTTTGCGGGACCAGCAGAATAAATAATAAACTCATTATCTTCCTGATTCATATTTGACATGGCAACACCCATAGAGCGAATAAAAACTCCATAGTCATTGAACTCATTGGTTCCCTGAACTGCCACGATCATTTCTTTTCCCATCCCTTAAACTATCCAGTATGAATAGCATTTTATCTAAATCTACTTTTGACAAACTATCTATGTCTACTGGCTTTGCGGTATTTTTTTGTACTTCCCCGTCAATAGCCTCTGCAACATAAAATTTATTGTCAGATACCCAGTAAGCCTGATTACCTAAAACAATAACTTTAATCATACCCTTTTGTTTGTGTTTTGTCAACTGGGTAAAATTATTATTATTTGCTAAAGAAATTGAAAAAAAATGTTTTAACAGTCTGTGTACGTCGCTTTGACGAGACAAAGTTGTTGAAATTTTCTTTTTTTCAGGTTTCTTTCTTTTATTAATTATAATCCAAATAACACCTAATGTCAAGAATATTGCTATTAATTCTTGCATTATCGTAATATTCTATTTTTTACTTGCAGTAGACTTGTTGTTTGTCTGTACTTCTACAGCAGTATCATAGAGTGCAGTAATCCTATTTAACTTTATCTGCATTTGCAATAAATTAAATTCAAGATCTGCACTTTTTTGTTTATAAAAAATAACTAATTGCTTTATTTCTTCTAGACTTAAATCCTCCACTTTTACCCCTTTCTGAAACTAAATGGACTTCCGTTCCAAACCTTTTCAACTTGTTTCTTTTCTCTTTCAACAATGGCACGACTCCATGCAAATCCTGCATCTCCACCCCATGCATCCCACATAATTCTTCCATTAGAAGGAAACTCTGGACCATCATAAAAACCTTTGCCCTTTTTATCTACTTCATGACGTGAAAAAAAAGAATACATACGTTTAACAGTACTCAAAGACATTGCTCTACCAGCAACGATATCTGTTGCTCTTCCCCAGCCCACTGGAGTTCCAGCACCTGTTGCCTTACCATCTTCTTTCCATTTTAGGGCACGACGAGCAGCAGCCTTCATGCCAGCATTTGGTGTATATGTATCAGCCATTTTTTTTACTCTTCTTTTCTTGCTTTGCGGCACGCTTTTCTTTAAGAGTCATTTTTGGCTCCTTTTTTTTATTAGCATTGCCTTTTTGTTCTTTATTAGCCATTTGCTACCACCCTTTTTTGTTTTATTTTATACGGACCTAAATCTGCTTTAATACTGCCGTCTTTTCTGAGACGAACAATCCGACCATCTTTAATTTGCATTGGATTAAATCCATGATTTTTAAAATAAGATCCTGAAGATTTTTTAGACATTATTTTATAAAATTCTTTGGATCTAACAAACCATCATTCCAGATAGTTTTAGTTACTGTTTTTTCTGATTTATAAGTTCCACCACGACGTTTGTATTCTTGAACTACCCAAGAGTTAGCAACTGCAGATGGATATACATCAAATTTATCTTTTGCTTCTTGAATAATACGTGCATACAATCTAGCATTTGCTGGCTCACTACCTCCACTACGTGGTTTAATAAATTCATCGTAGTTTGGTTTTTTTGCTTTATCTATTTCATTTGACTTACTTACTGGAACACAATTAGGGACCATGCGTCCATCTTTTTCTTTCATACCCTGTTGTTCATAACCAACCCAACATGCTTTTGTCATGTTATCCCATTTATCTTCATCTTCATTTTCTGAATGATATGACTTACCCATTTGCACATCATACATATTTTGCATATCTGATTGCTCTGGCATTGATGGAATACCAGAACCATTAGATCCTACTTCCATAACCATTTCAACAGATACTGACAGTGATTCAATTTTAACAACTTCAGACATGCGATGATAAACAACATAGGCTTCTTCTTCCCATGCTCCATTTTCTTCTTCATATAATCTTATAATAATTGGTTTATCATCTTCAGCATATTCTAATGCATACTCTGATCCTTCAAGTCCAAGCATTCCTGGATTTGTCATTACATATTCAACACGACCAACTTTTAATTCGTCATCATGCGTGAACATAACAAAATCACCTTCTGCAACCATTGACTTTTCTACTGATGTAATTGATTTACTAGCAGTGCTTGCCCAGATAGCACGAGCCTGTGCTTGTGCTTTAGCCTTTGTAGGATGACATCCATGAACTGTTCCATCAGCACTAACTGTTGGATATCCATCACATCCATAACTACCTTTTGCACCTGCACGATAACCACCTGCTGGCTTTCCGCCTCCGCCTACTGGCATAGCAAACCTCCTAAGTTTATATATAGATTATATCAGGTTTTAGGATTTAAAAGCCTTATAATTTCAAAAAGGTTCCATCTATCTTTTTTAGATAATGCCTCTACTGCTGTTTTATCAAAAGACTTTTCAGCAAGCGTAATTATTGGGTCTGGAGCAAGAAGATCTATATTTAAAAACCCTTTTTCCCATAATTTCATTACGCAAGAGTTGACCTCAGTCATATGTTCATGATATAGATCTGGCATGATATTTTTAATCTCAGGGGTAAAAGAATATAATAATTCACCAGTTTCTTGGTCAATCCCAACAGTTTCTAAACCACCCTCAAGGATAAGTTTTTCAATCATCTTATCATCTTCATTCATTGCCTATAAACTCCAACAAAGATTGTTTGGTTTGTGCTCCTATTAAACGGTTAATCTCATTACCGTTTTCAAATAAAACAAATGTTGGAACAGATTTAAGTTCAAAAGACTTAGCCATTTCTTTTTCTATATCAACATCAATCATTTGAAACATTCCAGGAGCATACTCTCTGTTTAATTCTTCAACAATAGGCTTTACTTTTTTGCATGGTTGACACCAATCTGCAGTAAAGTAAAGTATTGTTTTCATTTGCCAGACTTTATTCTAGCCTTTTTGAGAGCCTCAAAATCTTTAATTTTTGTTTCGCCAAGGTATCCCCAAGCATAACCATCATTAATCATTTTATTATTAATTGATTCAGACTCACCGTTGATGTAAACCCAACCAAGAATACGTCCATACTTTTCAGATGAATCCATTTTTTCTGTACGAATAACTACAGACTTTGCATCTTTAAGTTGTTTCTTTAGATATTCTTTAGCCTCAATGCCCAAAGCCTTTTCAGCCTTATCAGTTGTACGTGATTCTGGAGTATCAATGCCAGCCAAACGAACACGGGATGCAAATAAAATATCAAACCCTAAATCAATAATTACATCAATGGTGTCTCCATCAACCACGTTTTTTACTTCTTTTACAAAATACTCATACATTATATTGCTCCAATCGCTTTGTTTTCTGTTAGTTTTTCACGTTCATCAACAACCTCTAACATAAAAGACATCATTTTTTTATATGATTCTGGATTATTCATGATCTTATCATAGTGATGACTGCAAAACATTAACTCTCCAGAGGCACCTTTTACTCTAACCAATGCTTGTGCTAGACATTTATCACAACGATCTTTGGCATTTAAAATCCATTGTTTTGGTTTTATACTTGGATGATCTTTAATCGCACTGTTCATAGTCTTATTATACATCTACTTTCTGTTGTCAGTTGAATAAAATCCACTACCGTTAAAAATTGCAGCAGGAGCACTCCAAAGCCTTTGCATTGATTGATTACAACAAATTGGATATCTTTCTTCATTTATTGCTTTTTCAAACTCAATTTGTCCAGAACAAATAGAACATTTATAATCATATCTTGGCATTTAAGTACTCCTTTCTTTTAAAAAATGGTGAGCAGTTTATGGACATGCTCAGGTCTTATATATATTATACAGCGTTAGTTACTTTTTTGCAACTTTGATTGCAATTTCTTTTGGCTTTTTATCCTCTGGAATAATGCGATCAATGTCAATATGTAACATACCATCTTTCATTTCAGCACCAGTTACTTCCATATATTCACCAAGTGCAAAGGTACGAGTAAACTTTCTACCAGCAATGCCCTTATGAACAACTTCTGCATCTGTAACTTCTACAAGTTCTCCTTTGACAATTAATGTTCCATTATCTACTGATACATTAATATCATCTTTAGAGAATCCAGCAACCGCTAAAGATAGTTTATACTTATCTTCATTTAATTTAATAATGTCATATGGCGGATATGCCTGACGAGTTGCTAGATTATGTACTGTATTAAAACGGTCCAACTCTCTGTTGAAACCAATAAAAAATGGATCTTTAAAAAGATCCAATGCAAATGAACTTACCATGTTATATTCTCCTTTTCAGCGAGTTTCATTTTTGTACCCCCATTTGGCAGGTACAAACCAATTATACCACTTATTGAGCCTCTTGTAGGATTTGAACCTACGACAACCCGCTTACAAGGCGGGTACTCTACCACTGAGTTAAAGAGGCAGTACCCCCAAGGAGAATTGAACTCCTGTTACCACCGTGAAAGGGTGGTGTCATAACCACTAGACCATGAGGGCGTGGAGCAGAAAACGGGACTCGAACCCGCAACATCTACCTTGGCAAGGTAGTACTCTACCAATTGAGTTATTTCTGCATATTATTATTTTTTGTAATTATTTTGATTTCTTTGATAACTTCTTATTCTATGACAATTAGCACAAACAATCTCACATTTTTCTAATTCTTTCATACCTTTTTTCCAAGAATAATTTGTTACCACATCAGCAACGTTTCCTATTTTTTCAAATCCTGGAATATGGTCAAAGTCTAACATGTAGTGAGGATATTTTTCTCCACAATCTACACAGCCAGACTTTTCTTTTATATTCCAAAGTTGTCTTTTTAGTTTTGTTCTGCTTCTTATTGATCTTTCTTTTGTTTTTTCTTTTTGTCCAGGACCAACGTGATAAGCAATAGTTCCTTTAGAACACCCCAATTCATCTTTAATTTGTTTATAAGTATACCCATTTTCTCTTAATTTAATAATATCTTCTTTTATTCCCATAGTTCAATTATATCATATGTTTCGCTCTAATATTTGAACTAAAACTTATGACTTAGGCATTAACAGTTTCTTGCTCTGCCAACTGAGTTACAACCCAAACCTTATCACGCAAACAAAAGATTAATTTGTCTTGTAATTCTACCAAGTTTACTTAACAAAGAACTATATAAGTTATCTGATAAATATCTTTTAACTAATGCTAATACTCTACTTTCTAAAGTAGTAACTTCACTTGTGCTGCTAGATCTTAATTGAGCAGTTGAAGTATCACTAGTTGAAGTAGTTGCAGTTGAAGTATCAGTAGTTGCAGTGGTTGTATCGGTTATAGTACATTGACTAATACAAGCACCTGAGCCAGTATCCCAAGTTCTACCACTTGAATCTGTTGCTATTCCATTTTGAATAGTAGTTGTAACAGTTCCAGAATCATTTTTAATTGCAAATTGATTTTGACTATAAGTTACATTTTGACCATGCCAACCAGCAACATTTCCATCTGGTGATGCATTTGTTTGTGAAATAATACGACTTCCTACTGGACACCCCATATACTCAGATGTCATAGTCTTGTCATTACCTGCAAAGTAAGAACCACCAACAATAACCCCACACACATATCCAGTAGGATGTACTACTGCATACCCATTTAATTGATCTGTTGTTGAAGCACTATTGTTTGTTGTTGATGATGAAGTTGATGATGTATTTGTTGATACCGTTCTAGTTTCAACAATTGGCGTAGGCGTTGGCGTAGGCGTAGGCGTTGGCGTAGGCGTAGGCGTTGGCGTAGGCGTTGGCGTAGGCGTAGGCGTTGGCGTAGGCGTAGGTGCTGGAGGAGGAGTTGGCTTTGGATCACAAATAGTATTTGTAGATGCTGACCAATTAGGACTTGCAACTGTTCCTAAATTTTTTCTTACATAACTAAATGAACAATAGGCAGTTGGTCCGTTAGGAACTCCATAATCATGTAGTCCTCTTACAGTTACATTAATTTCAGTTCCAGGATCGGAACACGGTAGTTGACCAAAAGTATTAACTCCTGCAACATTATAAGTACCGCTAGCACAAACCTCTGCATGTGCAGGAGATTGGATTAATGTTAAACCCAATACAGTTACAATTCCCACCACTATTTTTTTCATTTTACCCCTTTTATTAGTTGTCTTTTATTTTAATTACTACTTGACAAGGGTCTCCACCCTCTTCCCATTCTTGGGCTTCTTCATCACTCATATAAGGATCTCCCTCATGAGTGTTACAGAACGGTTCTGTTACCCATCCCCGCTCAATTCCATTAGTTAGCCAAATCTCAAACTCATCAAGATTTGATGACTCTTCTTGTAGATCTTTTAATATATCGTCAAAGTTTGCCATATATAAATTATACTCTTAAATGCTTACCACGTCAACTGGACCCATGCAGGTTGGACTAAATTTAATAGCAGCATTTACTGCACCTGTAACACGCTTCCTAGGATCTTTAGATTTTTCTGTTGCATTTAAATATCCATAGGCGTATTCAGCACCAGAACCCATAGCAAGGTAGTCAAGATTATATTTAGATAAAGACATATCTACAGCACTGTGTTCATATATTTGCCCTCTAACACAAACAATTAAACCTAAATCACCTTCTTTAGTAGTATCAACCCACCAGTCATTATAAAAATTTCTAAGTTGTTTAATAAACTTAGTTTGCATAAACTTATCTGTGTCTTTAATGTCTGGTACATAAGGATTAAAATTATAGCGAATACGTTCACCATCTAATGCGCCAGCATATCCTATTAGGTATGGACCAAGTTTCCAAACCTTTGGTGCTGTTAGTGCTAATATTGTTCCATCATCAGAAGCACCACGATCACCAGCCATATATACTTTGCCTTCATGACGAACTACAGCCAAGACTGTCATATAAGAATCCCCTCAGAGTATACATTTAAGTATACCAAACCCTTTTTACTTAGTCAAAGACCTTTATTTGATAATTTGACCACATGCTGAGCATGTTTTAGGCTTACCAGCAGGTTTTTTAGCAGTATTTACAGGGGTAGAACCAAATTTAGGTCTACCAAACCCTACAATAGAAACCAGAATGCCTTTTTTATTTTTCTTAAAGGCACGAAGTTTTTTACAAACCTCTCCACCATTGCGTTGGCTACCTTTAGGATCTCCTGATGTATTTCCTTCTATACACCATACAGTACCGTCGCCATTATCAGCAACAACAATACCTACATGAGAAATTCTATCTACCCCGTCAGATGGGAAATCAAAATATGCAATATCTCCTGGATCTGGATCTGCTAGATCTCCATCAATCCAATTTCCTGCTTTTTTAAATGCTTGTGCTCCGCCTGGAGTATAAACAGTATTAGGAATCTTTACTCCTGCTTCATTTGCACACCAGTTAACAAATGAACCGCACCAAGGTTGAAAATCTGCTTTGGTAAATTTACCATACTTAGTTTCGTTATCTTTAGGACCTTCAATAGTTCCTACTTCTGCAGTAGCAACTTCAATAAGACGCTCTGCTGTACCTTGATCTGCCATTATTTTACCCAGTCTGTATCTACTGGTTGTTCTTCTGGCATTGCTCCGTCTGGTTTAGCAAGTCTACGTGCTTTAGCATCGTCAATCTCTGCTTCTAATTTTTTATCTGCCATTGTATTTTTAGCATCAACTTCTTTATTTGCAATTTGTGCTGCCATTATATCTTTAGCACCAGATTGTCCAATTAATAATCCTGCTAATGTTCCTGTAATAAATGTTGCAACACTGCCAAGCACGTTAAAAAACATTTTATCGTTCTCTGATTGTCCACCAATTGGTTGTGTTACAAATAATAAACCATATAAAATTCCTAGAGATGTACACAATAGAATTGTTCCAAGTGTAATTCCTAAGATAAACTTTAATCTTGCATCTAACTCTTGAGGAGTTAATCTTTCTTTAGCCATTTGTTATTCCCCCTGTTTTTGGTTGTGATATTAAGTCTTCTGGACATGCTCCGTTAGCAGTACAAATTGGCGGTTTGCATTCTGCTGCTTCCCAGTTTGCTGGGTCTTGGCATGGATATCTATAATGACCATCATACCCACAGCCAGATAACCCTAATGCTAGGGTAGTTGATAGTAGGAGTATGCGTAATTTTGACATACTCCCATTATATCAAACTTATTAATCTTCTTTACGAATCCCTATGGTTGCAAACCATATGGCTACTGATAATAGAGTTACATACCCTACTACCGTCTTTGCGCTGCCCTCTAAAACCACCCATGCTACAAAGAAGCCCAGGAATGTAAAGTTCTCATTTAGGGCTGCCATACCCCATTGTTTTAACTTTTTCATTTTATCTCCTTCTTCTAGGTGCAGTAGCAATAATTACTTGACCAGCAATAATTGTTACTACTACAATATCTTCTGCTTTTTCACGTTCTGGAATAGACATATCAGCACCTATATTAAGTAGGGCTTTGCCTAATTCACATTTTTGCTCTTCTGTTAAACCTTCAATTGCTTCATCTGGATTAAAACATCCAGCAATTGCTGCTGCTAATGCTGCTGGACTTTCTAATACAAGCAATGCTGAAGCCACTTCTGCAGTAATAACCACAGGATTACCATTTAAATCTTCTCTTACTTCTACTGGTATTGCTGGTGGAAGATCTCTATATTCAAGTCCCGCTGCTTTTATGGCTGATGCTTCAACTGGAGCGCCTTCGGCTGAAGTTACTAATACATCTGCAACTAAATCTTTTTCTGCTAAAGTAAACTTGCCATCTTCAGCCAATGTTTCTGATAAATTAACAACCTCTGCAGTTGTTATTTTTCCATCTGCTAATAACATTTCTGTAATAAACTCTGCTTCTGCCTCTGTTAATCCGCCTTCCGATAATGTAGATGAAACCTCAGCAGCAATTTCTTCAGATACTTCTCCACCATTAGCAATTGCCTCTAAAACTTCTGCAACCTCAGAAGCATCTAAACCACTATCTGAAACTAAATTACTAACTATGTCTTGCAATTCTTCTACGGATAAGGTATCATTATCTTGTGCAATTTCTTCAAAAGAATCCTGACTTTCTTCAAGAATATTTTCTAGTTCATCGTTGGATGAAGATTCATCAGATTCAGGTGTATCCGTTTCGGGAGATTCAGTTTCTTCGGAAGGCACTTCTTCGGCAGGGATATCTTCCACAGGAGTTTCCTCTACAGGAATCTCTTCTGTTTCTGTACTCTCCTCTTCAGTTGGAATGGTCTCGTCTGGTAAAGTTTGTTCAGGCGCATAAATAAAAACTGGCTCTGGGGCTGGGGCTATAATAACTTCTTCTGGTGCGGGTATAGAAATAACAACCTCTGTATACTCACTTACAGGTCCAGACCAGTTAGCAATTCTAATAGTATAAGTAGCACCTTCTGTCAAACCAGTTAACTCAATAGACTCTGGAGCACCATCTGTATTATATGTACCACCTTCATATGGATTTTCTGCATTTGGATCATTTGTAACAACTTGATAAAACCAAGTATTTGCTGTGTACCCTGTTGGTAATTCAGGAGCAATAATTACTGTTGTGCCCTCAACTACTGGTTCTGCAAGTATTGGAGCGGGAGTTGGAATATTATTATTAATAGCACTTGTTAATGTTGTAGCCTTAGTATTTAATGTTGACTGCAGAGATGTTTTTGTTGATGTTGCTGTATTTAGTGCATTAGTTAATGAAGTTGTATTAATAGCATTTATTGCTGATGTATTTGTAGTATTTTGAGAAACTACTGGTGTTAAACTTTGATTTAGTTGTGCAATAGTAGCATTTGCTGCATCAACAGCAGCCTGCACAGAAGAAGTGTTAGGGTCTACATACGGAGTAAATGATTGACCTTGACTTATTTGTCCAGCAAATCCAGAACTAGGGTTTGTATCTGTTATTGGAATAATTGTTCCGTTAGTAGTTTCCCTATAATTAAATCTTGCTTGTTGTGGTATTGGACCTATAGCACTAACACTGGCTATCCATGCACCATCTGTTGGATTAACATCAGCATTAAATCTTATTTGAACCATTTGAGTGGAAGCATCTTGTTGTGGATATGGACGAACATCCCAAGCAATATCTAAACTTGTTCCAGTTGTTGCATAGGTAATTCCTGTTCCAGTACTCCAAGTTGTCCAGTCCCAGCCAGCAATAGAAACTGATGGGGCATTTGGTGTCTGGTAATAAATCCATCCTTGATCTACTCCAAATGTTATTGTTGCATTTGATCCAACATATACGTTACTATATAGAGTTCCGCCCATTAATAAATTAAATGGAAGATTCATTCTTATTCCAGCATCATCTACTCCAGCCAATACGTTGGTGCTAGTTCCAATAGTTGCTTGTAAATTATTAACTGCTGTTTGAGCATTATCAATTGCAATATTGGCTTGAGTTAATTCGGTTTGTGCGGTGGCTTGTGCTGTTGTTGCTGCTGTTTTTGCTGCAACTACTTCAGATATTTGAACCTGTGCAGTTGATGTATCAATATTGTTTATAGAGGTTTGGGCTGTAACAATAGTATCTTTAGCATCTTGAACTACCTGCGAACTTTGGTCTACTGGTGTAACAGATAAGTTTATAGCATTAATAGTGGCTGTTGCCGTATCTACTAAGGCTACATTTGTTTGTGCTACTGAGACTGTTGCAGTTAGTGTTTCTACCGCTGCCTGAGCCTCTATTCTTTCAGCAACTGCTACTGCTATAGTGGCTGTAGCAGTATCTGTGGCTGCAATAGCCTGTTGAACCTCTGTAGTAGCCGTTGCAAGGGCTGTATTAACTGCCTGTTGGGCAGGGCTAACAACAATTTGTTCTTGATTTTCTGTAGCATGAGCACGATCAGGAGACATAATTCCAAAAATTGTTAAGCATAGTCCCACCCCAAAGGCTAATATTAGTCTTCGTTTGAGATTATTCAATTGAGTGGTGGTCTCCTATGTGTAATTATATTAGTAATTATACCATTTTTATTCAATAAAAAAGAGGGTAGAAATTAATCTACCCTCAATTTTTATAAGGAGTTGTTAAGCCTTAACCTTTTTCTGAATCTTTAATACAAGATTAGTTAAGGTTGTGATTAATGTTTTAAGTTGTGCAACGGTTACAGCCAATGCAGCGACAGCAGCAAGTGCTTGTGATGCTGAATCGGTTACTGTTGCAGTTGCAGACACTTTTACTTGACCTGCTGCTGGTAAAGAAGTTCCACCAGTTGCGCTGACAGTAACTGCACCTGCAGATAATGGCATGTAAACTTTGTAAGTTTTTACGCCATTTGCGTCAGTTGTAATAGATGTTGCAGTAATTGTGTCGCTTGATCCACCAAAGGAATAACTTGTAGTAATTCCTGTAGAGGCAAGTAGGTTAGCATATGTCTTTCCAGACAATACTGCACCTGTTGCATCAACTGGTGAAAGAGTAATTGTGGCTTGCTCTCCTGCTACGTAGTTTGCTTTATCAAAAGCCAACTTAATAGAAGCAACTGCAGCCTCTACACGCACAGTTACTGTGTCTGCAGAAATTGTTCCACTTTTTACTACTACACCTGCTGAACCAGTTTTAACACCAGCCAAAGAGAACAATGCTTCACCATTAGAGATAGAAGCAATTGTTGCTGAATTGCTGATTACTGCTAAGTCTGCTGATGTTGCTGTTAATGTTCCTGCTCCTACAACTACGCCAGCAGCATCGTATGCTACGGCAGAAATTGCGTCTGCATTAGAACCTAAAGCAATTGTTGGCTTCTTTACAGTTGTAACAACTTTAGCAATATCGCCATAAAATGTTACTTTTTCTGTTGCCAAGATTACGCCAGATGCTGAGGTAAGTGTAATTGCTCCTACTCCAGATGTTCCATCAGCAAATACACCAATGTAACTTCCTGCAGGAATAACCAATGATCTACCAAGACCAGAAATGGTTGCATGGTTTGTACCATGTCCTAACATACCTGCACCTGAAACAGTTGCTGTAATTGATTCTGAAGCAGAACCATTGGTAGCATTTTTTTGAGTTAATACAATAACTGCTGCAGCATCAGAAGACACAGCCTTTGAAGCATATACAGTTGCATCTGTTGTTGCTGAAATTGTTTCACCAGCATTTAAAATAGATGTTGTATAAGCAGTTGATGCTTTAAGATCTGGAGCAGTAACGGTTACTGTCCATGTAAGAGCAGCAGATGTAACTGAGCCAGATGCGCTAGTTAATGTAGGAATAAATCTAACTACGTATGTTCCAGCAACGCTAGGCACGTAAAGTGATGCTGTCAATTTTGCAGTAACATAACCAGTAGTGTTAGTTGCTGGTGAAATTGATGCTGTTTTTGTATCTGATGATAACGCCACTGTTGCACTAGATGTTTCTGTAACAGCAAACTGTGGAACGCTAGCAGTAGATGGGGAAGACAACACTGCAGATATTACCGAAACGGTATCTCCAATTGATGTTCCCAAAAATGATACTGACACAACTGCTGTTGCAGTCTCGCCAGGATTGATTGTATCTGCTACTGCATCAATGCTAACAACGTCAGCATATACTGTAGCCTGTGTCGGAAGTGCCGACATCACGCCAAGCGTCAAGGCTGCAGCCAAGACTGTGGCAAGTTTCTTAAATGAATTCATTCTTCTCCTTATTAGTTTATATTAAGTTTAGTTTATCAAGAAAATCCTTAACATCGTTAGGCATTTCTCGATTATCTAATTCTACCATACGTTGCTGCTTTTCTGCAAGTCGTGTTGCAGAACTCCATGTATGGACATCTATCTCTGTATTATTAGTCTTTGGCGTATGTGAAATTGCTGAGAATACCGCTCCACAAACAGCATCAGCCAAATCTTTAGATTTTTTACGTGGATGATCTACCCTATTACCTTTCATTATTTTTAATTCTGACATTTCTTCTAATAATAATGGAATCATTGGCATTGCAACACGCTCTTCATAAATCATCATTGCTAAATCTTCATAGTGTTTTTTAGCAACTGAGACCGTCTCTGTTCTAATTCCAACAGCCTGTAACTCATTTTGAATATCAAAAGATTGCCAACGATCAAAAGACACCATACCAATATTAAGACCTTCTCTACGCAAATTAATAATCCATTGTTTTACTTCTGATAAATTTACTGGTCCCTCTGCCCTTGGCTCCCACCAAGCAACGGCATCAACAACAACAATAGGGGCTACCTGCTCATAGTCTTTAATAACTTGAATATTAACCCACTTATCAACATGAGCAATAGCAACAGCACACTTGTCATGTTTTTGTGCAAGGTCAGCATGAATGTAATATATTTTTTCTGGATCAGGCTTAAAGGTTTCATCAAACCTTCTAAAAGAATCTATAGGATTTCTTGTATTCATACATTTTTCTAACTTATCTTTTTGTTTAAAAAACGCATCTGATGCATATGTAGGTACACAAGCAAAACGCATCATGGCATCTCCTAAATCTGTATAGAATGCTAATTTAAAATCATCTATTTTGCGAGTAGGATTTACTTCCCATGTTGGTCTTTTAAGTGCTAAAATTTTGGGAACTTTATATGAAATAATATTATCTTCTTCCCAACTAATTTCAAATTGATTGTTTATATCGTTATGTGGTAGATCTTCATTCATAATAAAAATATGTTTCTTTTCTATTGTTTCTTTTTCTGCAATTACATCTTCATATCTTTTAGAAATAAAGTCTCCTTGATACCGTGGGAAAGAAAGTAAAACTACCTTTCCTAAATCTGGAAAACGAGAATCTACAGATCCACGAAACGCTTTATAAATATTTTCTGCAGTTTTACCTTGTTCATTGCCAGTGCCAACCTCAGATGCAAAACCAGAAATCTCATCAAGCACTGCAAGTAATAAGTTTAAACCCTCATGAGATTCTCTTTCAGAGTGACCTGAATAAACTGTAATTGATTTATCAAACTCTACAGAATCTGCCTTAGCATTATACTTACCAGCAAACCATGGTGATTTTTCAATCTTTGTTTTAAAACCTTTAAAGAAAACATTTTTTGCTTGTTGTGCATTAATAGCAACGTTAATTAAATCTATTGCATCTCCACTTGGTTTTCCAAAATATCTTGCAGGATCTTTGAGACATAATAACTTATAAACAATATAAGCACAAGCAACAGTAGAGGTAAAATCTTTACCAGATCCCTTGCCCAACTGTAAAATAATCTCATTTTTAGTATATTTATCATAATACCTTGCCCCTTCTACAGATCCATACAATTCTTGTAAATCTTCTCTTTTATATATTTGACTCATTGCCTCTACAATGTCATATTGAATAGATGATAAGGGTGGTTGTCCTAAATAATCAGAAGACTCAACAAATGTTTTTGCGTCTACTGGTTTTTCTTCAAATTGATTTTCTTTTAATACCTCAAGAAAATCATTGAACATCGTGGACAATTGTAATCACTTCTCCTTCTTTGGCAATCTGAGAAAGACGTTGCATAATTAAATCACGCACCTCTGGATGCGTAGAAGCAATCTCTCTAAGTATTTCAACCAGTACTTCTTGCCTTCTTTCAATCTGGATCATTTCTTCTGCAAGTTCTTTATTTTCTAACAATCCAGCCTTTTGTAACATTTCAATTCTAGATTTTTCAATATCCATGACTAGTTTAATTGCTTGAGTTTTTGCACTAAGATTATTTGTCATTGATGCCTCATCAATAACCTCATAAGATTTTGTAATTAATTTACTATAGTGTGCATCTGCACCAGCAAGTGCCTCTTTAGCACGAGCACGAATAGCATCATTAGCAGATGCCATAACTTTCCACTCATTAATTAATGCAACAACACGAGTTCTTGGCATATCTAAATCTTTAGAAATTTTTGTAGGATCTTGACCTTTAAGATATTCTGCAACAACTTTATTTACTTCATCAAGATGGTTTACTAAGTCTGCCTCAGTTGACATTATACTTACCTTCTAATCTATTAATTTCATCTTTAATATAAAATATTGCTTTTTCTAAATCTTGTATTGTTTTTGCTTCGTCTTTTAATCCTGCTCTCCACAAGTATTTAAAAGCATTTCCTATGTTAAAATTTCGGTGTCTTGTAATTTGTATACACTCTATTCCACTTGGATCAGTTGTGTAGTGCAGCGGATGATTAACTTGATCAACCGTAATATTTAAATTATTACTCATCGTTTTGATTTCCTTAATCCAAATTTTGCAAGGTATACATAGATTGTTTCTACGCTTGCCCCACATTCTTTAGCAATTTCTTCTGGAGATTTTTTGTCCATAAGATATCTCTTACGAAGCCAAACCTCTGACTTATACAGTTTACCACTCATAGGATTATTTGTCAACCTCTACTTGATTAATATCATAGTAATAGTTATCTGAATCTTCAGTTATCCACTTAGAGGCATCTTCTACATCCCATTTTCTAGTATTGATAAGTCTATTAATCACAGGCTTTCCAGGTTTAGTAGTAAATGATGGCTCTAATAAAAATACCCTGTTGTTTGGCTGTATAGCAAAGTTGCCATCATCTCTTTGTATAACGTGACCGCATTTATGCTGCCCTGGATTTTCTGAGTATCCATCATCAAGTCTATTAGAATCAGGATTGTGCCAATCAAGAGTAAACAAATACTTGCCAGATATTTTTTTCTTTGTCCTGTCCATATAAGTCATACGCATGTTTGCAAGGTTTGCAAATTTAGTTGTAGTAACAAAAGGACTAAATGAATTCCATAAAACAAGATTATGAATATCTTCTTCTGGTACATCTGGCTTAGTACAAAAAGCATTAATAGGCATTCTCCACCAAATACCGCCATCTTCCATTAAAAAATGAAACAATGGACTACGGTTTTGAACACTGGCTACACCAAAAATTACACAAGGAAAATATTGATCATGACTATCTATTTGATCTCTTAAAAAATTACCACGAACATAACATTCAATTGGTGGTATATTTGCATTTAACTCTGGCATTATTAATTATTCCTTTTTATAGTAGTAAGTTTATCCCAAAATCCACCAGGATTTCCTTGATAAATTTGTCCAGTTTCACGATCTATCAATAGCCATTTTTCTGGAGATAATGTTTTTACAATTAAAGAAATTTCAGTTTCTTCTTCATTAAAAGTAAAACTATTCCTATTCATTATATCCTATTGCCTTATCCCAATTATTAATAGCCCAGTGACCGATACCACAAGCGTCAGCAACGTCATTATCGTTAATATTTTTATCATAGATGATTTCAATTAATTTCACAGTCCTTTCTTTTCTAAACTGCCTTTCAAAAGATTTATACCAAGAGTCTGACTTGCCAGGATTTTTAGACCTAATTAGTATTTGTTCTTCTTTTGTTAATTTTTTATTACCTAAATAATTTTGCCAGGTAATTGGAGAAACTTTTCCTACTATCTTAATACCACACATTGCAGCAGCACCAAGTAATGCACCTTGAACTAACGCTAAGTCGGCAGCAGTTTTTGGGCTGTTCATAAATACTGTATGTTCAATTATAATTGCATCTGTTTTCATTACCGTTTCAAAATATGCTTTAGTTTTTCTTGCTGCATCTCCTACTTTTAAATATATGTCTTCACCTTCAAAATTTATTTTGCCAATTTCTTGAAGATTTTTATTATCAAACACTGCATAAGCAAGACTATTAGTGCTAGCATCAATAGCACAAATTCTTATTGGTTGGTTAGTCTTGTTCATAATCAAAAAATCCTTTTATTTCTTTCAACATTTTATCTACTTCTTTTTTACTTACATTGCAGTTAGAACAAAAGCCAGAATCATTATATATGGATAGTTGTTGTCCGCAACCACCAAAACATTTTCTAACTTTACCAATTCTTTTTTGCCTACGAGTTAAATAGTATCTTTCTACAATCTTATCTTTTGTTGCAGATGCTCGACATTCAGCACTGCAATAAATTTGATAAGTTACTTTAGGTGTAAAGCCTTTGTTACACTTTTCACAAAGTTTCACTAAGCCCCTCAAGAGGTTTAATTTTAAGAACCCCTGTTTCTGCCTCTGCACAGGCTTTTTGAATAGGGCAACCCTTGCAGATTTTAGAGTTAGACCTATATGTTTTAACTGGGATTTCTCTATCTGTCCAAGCCTTGCGGACCTGCCTCATCCAGTCAAATGCGTAATCAATCCATTTACGATATTCATCATTAACTTGTACTGGAAGCGTTAGTAATTCATGATTGTTTTTATTTTCATAAATTAAAACACCTTTATCTTTCTTTAATATTTTCATATACATTAATAATTGCATTAGGTGCCCACCTTTAGGCTTCCTATTTGCTTTTTTATATTCAAATCCATCATTTGGCATTGTTTTAATTTCAGCAACAATAGACTGTCCATTAAAGTCAAGCATTGCATCACCATAACCAAAGATTGGTGGATCATCTACTTTAACTGTAAATTCTAATGCAGGATGTTTTTGTTTGCCATACTTTCGTTCTGCTGTTTCAAATTCCATACTCTTATCAAGAATGCCAGCATTAATCATTGCATCTTGAATTCTGTCATGGCTTAAACTTCCACTGTTTCTATTTGCTACACCAAAAGGACTTGCATCATCATAAAATACTTGACCATCAAATGCAAGATACCAAAAACGAGCACACTCTCCAGACCCCCAAGCCAAACCTGATGGTGAAAAAGAATATTTTTTAGTAAATTTTGGTTTAATGTCAGCAACATATCCTTGCTGAATAGCCTCTACCAAACCTTGAGTATAGTCAATATCTCCGTTATGTATTGGTTCATCTTGCTTAATCATAATCTGTTTTAATAAGTTTTTAGTCATTTTTATCCCTTGTTTATATAAGTATACCAGGTTAGCGGATTATGTATTTAAGTGCTGATACCAAGTCATTAATTGATTCTGCTGCCGTGAAATATATATTTTTCTTTGCCCTGTCACTTTTATCTACGTTAGCCATCCAAGTTGCTCTAAATGACATCTTTGCTGCTATTGCCTGAAGTCTTACAATTTCCACGGTAGCAACATTAAGTGGAACATCTGGCTTAATGATTAACTTAGCAATCATTGTTAAAGCCATTGTTAGTTCTTCATCCTTCATGTAGTCAGCAATTTCAGTTAAACCATTGACCATATCTATTGTCGTTCCTGTTGGCTGAACCTGTTGTGTCACCCTATTCTCCCTTTGTTAGTTGTTCTAAAAGATCCATTTCAATTATAGCAAGTCTTACTTTTGTATTGCCTTCACCCAAAATAACAATTATTGCAGGAGATTTATCAATTCCTGATTTAATAGAATCAGTAACAGCCTTAGCCCACACATCTTTGTTTAAAGTAAAAGATTTGCTAACCTCTTTAAAATCAACAATAAAGTTTCTCCATGTGGCATCTCCCTTTTTATTGTTACGACCTGAGTTCTTGTGTTGTTTGGCACCAATTCTTTTAGACTCACTTCTTTCACTCATTTATAAAATCCTTTTTCTTTCTTTTAGGTGGTATTAATCCAACTTTTGATATATGTTTTTTAGAACACATCCAAGTTGCATCTCCAGTTTCTCTCCAATACCTTAAAGATAAAACCTCTTCTTGACAGGTTTTGCATGGAAACTTTCCTGGATAAACTGTAAATTCTTTAGACATTACTCAACTTATTTTTTAATTGTTGTTGTAAATCTAAATCTTCCTTTATCCTATTAACTATTCCATCTCTTCCCTGAACCTTTGTGCCATCATCTAATTGATACCAAGCACCAGTTCTATTTAATAAACCAACAGACTCTGCTGTATCAACAAGATCTCCAATAGCATCAATGCCAATGTTATCTCCACGGAAATAAAAATCGTATTCTCCTGATTGAAATCCTGGAGATGTTTTAGAAAATTGTAGTTCCCAACGAATCTTTCTTCCTATCTTTTCTTCAATTAACTTATCTCCAATTTTTATCTTACCTTTTATTGCCTGATTGTCAGACTCTGAAGAAAATAATTTAACAATACAAGAAGAATAAAACTTAGTAGCCTGTCCGCCAGAAGGTTGTTGACTGGTATACATAGCACTAATATTATTTCTTGATTGAGAAATAAGAACAAGCAATGTAGGTTTTACTTTGTTGTTAGCGTAGTTAAGCATTTTCCAAGCATTGCTAAAGTCTCTTGACTCTGCCCCAATTTGTTTGGTATTTTCAAGAGCCTTCATTTCATCTGTATCTTTTTCAAAATAGATTGCGGGTAGCATAGAAGTAATAGAATCAACTACAATCAAATCAACTCCAGCATTCATAAGACCAACGCCAACATCTACCATATCGCTAATAGTTCTTGCTTGTGAGTAGATTAATTTAGTGGGATCTACTCCTAACTGCCGTGCCCAATCTTCAGAGTAAGACATCTCAGAATCAATCCATGCACAAACCTTGCCCTCTTTTTGTGCTAAAGCAATCATTTGTAAACACATTGATGATTTTGCTGAAGACTTGCTTCCCCAAATTAATACCTGTCTGCCATATGGCAAGCCTCCACCTAGTGCACGATTTAATCCAAAACTTGGAGTTGGCTGATACTCAAATGTAACACCCTCACCTGTACCTAAACGCTTACGTATTCTTGGGTCTAACTGTGATAATACGTCCTCTATACTAACTGACATTTACATCCTCCATTATAACTGTTCCATCTTTAGTTTTACCGAAACTAAACTTATATGCTTTGCCTTCTTCTATGTGCATGTATGCTTTTGGAAATGCTGTTGGAAATACAGTAACAGAATGCAAATCTCTTGAAGTATCTGCTAATGTAAGTGAAGCCATTTTCTTACCAGTTTTCGTCATTCTTGGTTTAAATGAAACAACAAACATTTCTTGTTCTGTATATGGTAATTGTTTATAACCTAAAAACTTTACAAGAGCGTTTGAAGATCCTTTTATTTCATCAACAGGAACTGCAGAAACAATCCTGTTGTCATTAGCAAGAACCAAGTAAGTACGACCCGTCTCAATAGTTGTTCCTTCTTCATCAAATATACCAACAGACCCAGTTTTGTCCAAAATTTCAACTCGTGACCATCCTTTTCCTCGTTTGATTGCTTTAGCCATTCCTAATAAAATAAAAGAACCCTTTTCTTCAAAGTCACAAACATCTTGAATAAAAGCATAATAGTGTGAAGGTATAGTTATGTTAAACTCTGGAAGATTTAAATATTCATAAATGTTTTCTTTAATCTCTGTATCATTTCTAGGATTATCTGAAAAAGTTGCTGCACCTACTAAACGCATTGCTGCTAATGCACGACTATTCACCCCATTACCTTTTGTAAATGTAAACTCTTCAAGTTCTTTATAAGACTTAAATGGTCTTGCTGCAATATATTTGTTTGCAATGTTATTGGATATATACTTAATACTAGTTAGTCCAAACCTAATTCCTTTACCTTCAATTTTAAAATCTAAATCAGAGTCATTAATATGTGGAAGTTTAATTGATATTCCCATACGTTTTGCTTCAATTAAATACTCTGTGCGCCCGTCTTTATCTTTCTCATTTTTAAGAAGAGCAAACATAAACTCAAGAGGATAATAATATTTTAACCACGCCGTCCAATACGAGAGAGTAGAGTAAGCAACTGCGTGGCTCTTGTTAAACGAGTACCCCGCATGCGCTTCGAAATCATGCCATAAATCACGAGCCTGATTAGGAGCAATATAGGCAGAAGCACCAGCAATAAAACGCTCTTTATAAGTATCGAACTCTTTGGCGTCTTTCTTTTTTCCAATGATTTTTCTAACTTTATCTGCTTCAGACATGGACATTTGTCCAAGGTGTACGCATGCTTGCATAACCTGCTCTTGGTAAAGAATGCAACCATATGTGTCCTCCGTATAAGGCTTTAAGATCTGATGTAAATATGATACAGCCTGTTTTCCATGTTTACGAGCAACATAATCTTTACCAATAGTATTCATGGCTCCTGGACGAACAAGGGCATTTGATGCTGCAAGTTCGTTAAAGTTTTTTACTCCCATCTTAACTAATAAGTTTGTATATGGTGTTGCTTCACATTGAAATACGCCTTTTGTATACCCGTCTGAAAGCATTTCATAAACTTTTGGATCTGATAAATCTAAAGATAATAAGTCTATTTCTTTGTAATGATTTTCTTTTATCATTGCAACTGCATCTTGAATAACACTTAATGTTTTTAAACCAAGCGCATCAATCTTAATAAGACCAATCTTTTCAGCCTCTTCCATGTCAACGCCAACCACAGGTATGCGATCATCGGATCCAGGAGAAGAACGAGTTTCCAATGGCGCAAACCTAAAGATTGGATCCTTACTAGTAACCACACCAGCAGCATGAATGCCAGTACCTCTAATACGACCTCGTAATTGTTCGCCATAAATTTCTACCTCTGGATATTTCTCTCTAAACCATTCTGTGGTTTTTGATCTACAAAACTCGTCCCAAGTATCAACTAGTTTTAAAACTTTATTAACATCTGTTAATGGAATATCTAATATTCTTGCAACATCTCTTACGACACCTTTATCTTTAAATTCTAAAAAGGTTGCAATAGAAGCAACATGTCTATACTGTCTAACTAAATAATCTTTTACTTCATCACGACGTGTATCCTGAATGTCTGTATCAATATCAGGGAAGTCATTACGATCTGGATTAATAAAACGAAAAAATAACAAACCATGTTGTATTGGATCAATTGTTGTGATACCAAGTAGATAACAAACTAAAGAACCAGCAGATGATCCACGACCTGGACCAACAAGAATTCCTTCTTTCTTTGCCCAGTTAATCATATTACTTACTACAAGAAAGTATGGTGCAAATTTTTTATTACGAATAATTTCTAACTCTTCATTAAGTCTTTGCTCATATATATCATTGCCAAGCCAATTGCTATTAAGTCTATACTTTTCAAGACCTGCAAATGCTAAGTTTGCCAATTCTTGATCTGGATTTTTATACTGAACTGGAAGAAGATTTAAACCATCTTGAATATTATAATCTTCTATTGTGTTTGCTAATAGTATTGTGTTTGAATAAATATCTTCTCTGTCAATACCTTGTTTTTCCATAGCAGCCTTTATTTCTTTGTATGATAAAAGATGTATGTCAAACTTATTAAAGGTAATTTGTCTGTCTTCTCCGTAAAGATAGTCAAGTCTTTCCATCATATCTTTTTTCTTTTTAGATTTTTCATATGAAGATTCTTTGTTTATCTTTGCGTGTGTATTTAAAAGTAGTTTAAACTCTTGTATTTCTCTTTGAGAAGTATCTGAGTGATGACAATCTGGCGTTACAACAGCCTTTATATTAAACTCATCTGCAAGTTCAAGTAAAGATTTATTTATTTCGGGGGTATTGTGTGGCATTACCTCAACATAGTAGTCACTACCAAAATTATCTTTAAACCATTTTATATGTTTTTTAGCAATAGCAAATTCTTGTTCTTCTAATGCTTTAACTAAAACACTGCTTGGACAAGCAGATGTTACGATTATGCCTTCTTTATATTTTTGTAATATTGCAAAATCAAATCTTGGTTTTTTAAAAAACCCATCTGTCCATGCAATTTCACTAATTTTGTTAAGATTTTCTAAACCTTTTTGGTTCTTGGCTAGAAGGATAATGTGGTTATAGACAAGATCTTGTTGACCTTCTCTTTCAGACTTATCTCTTTTATCAGATATGTCTGCACACATGTATCCTTCTAAACCAAGGATAGGCTTTACATTATTTGCTTTTGCAATACGGTGCAGTTCCCTATGCCCAGATAAAGTACCGTGGTCAGTGATGGCAATTGCTGGCATCCCTAACTCAACTGCACGGTTCACGTATTCTTCTGGAGTAGCAACACCATCAAATAACGAATAGTGTGTATGTAAATGTAAGCCTACGTAATTCATCTTACCAATCTACGTTGGTTGCAGATGAAGTTGTTGGACCGTCAAAGCCTAAGTAAAACGCTTCTTGTTCAGCATAAGGAATTTTCTTTAATGCTAACTCAAGAGGATAAGGCTTGTATGCTGACCAGTCAAATGGCTCTGTGTCTGGTGCACTTGGAATAGTTGTGTAACTTGTTTCAGTACCCTGACCGTTACGCTTTACTTTCCAAACCACATTTGAGATACTGCCAGTTTCTAAGGCGTACTCACGAATTGTATTAAATGCTGATTGCTTGCTAACACCCATTGACCAAATAGCCACATAAGGTGGTTCAATGCCATCGTCAACTAGAACATTGCAATAGAAGCGAAGACGTGCTCTCCAGCCAGCCTTTGGATCTTTGCGGTGCATCTCTTCTGCCCAGTCACGACCTTCTGACTCCATTGTATCTACAGCCTTGCGCTTATAGTCTTTTGGATTTGTATGTTCTTTGACAACTAAAGCAAGACCACGATCTGCATTATAGTTTGCAGAGTCTTCATCTAGTTCTTCAACAAAACGTATTTTTGCTGATTGACCATCGGCAAGTTTTAACCATCTTACCTTTGGTGAGTTTTCATCATATTTTGGTTTGTCGAGCAGGGCATTTATATTTTTGAGTCCCTTTACTACGCTCATATTTTTCTCCTTCGATTTGTTATTTTAGTTTAACATAGATGATATAGATTTGTCAAATTGAAACTCAAGGCTCCTAATTGCATCATCATCCATATCGCCTATATCTTTATATTTTTTATCTATATTTACTACGCTGACTAATGAGCCAAGTTTTTCAATTAACTTATCTCTCATTATTGCGCCAGCCTCATCATTGTCTGCAACAAGTACAACATTATTGAAGTACTTTTCTAATAACTTAATCTGCGATGCAGATACGTTAGCGCCCAGAGTTGCAACTGCTGGGAATCCTACTTGATCTAGCCTTATAGCATCAAAAGATGATTCAACTACATATACTAAACTGGATGCCTTAATTCTGTGTAAATTAAATAACAATTTACCTTTTGGAAGTCCTGGAGTATTTTTAAACTCTTTGCCTTCAATAGATCTACCAACAAAGCCAAGAGTCATTCCATCTGGAGAATGAACTGGTATTGTGACCATATCTTGTTTTTCTGAATATCCTAAAGCAAACTTTTTTACTGATTCTTCTGTTATAAGTCTATTAAAGTAGTATCTCATTGCTCTTGGAGATTCTAGCGCTTGATTGTTTAATCTTTTAATTAATACTTCATCATATTGAACAAAGTCTGGTGGAGCATACATTGTTTTATTAATTACATTCTCAATGTTTGTTTCTGTTTGCTTACTTTTTATATATCGTGCTGCTTCAAAATAAGTTCTGCCAGTTACAAACATAACAAATTCTTCAAGATTTTTTGTGGTTTGACAACCAAAGCAAAAGAACAAACCGCTATCTTTTGCAACTTCTGCAGCAGGGGTTCTTGTGTTATTGTGATATGGACAATAAATAATAAAGTCATTTCCAAACTCTGCCTCTACATCAATGCCAGCACCACTTAGAACTCTTTGTATTTGTTCTTTGCTATAAATATTATTTACCATCTTCGTAATCCTTATATCTATAATAGCCTTTATCAAAATCTACTTGTACTAAAAAGTCACCCATAAAACCATTTCTATTTTTTCTAAATACACATTCAATAATATCACTATTGGTAGCACGACCTAATGCCATTACCCAGTCAGCATCATAGGCAATTTGTCTTGACCATGCTGTTTGACCAAGTGTTGGGGCACTGCTTAAATCTTTTACGTCGTCAGGGGTAGCAGATGAAATAGCAATAATAGGAACCTCTTCACTAATAGCCATTAGTTTAAGTTCTCTTGAAAGGTTTTTCATACGTACCGTTTCATTATCAGATTTTTGGTTTGGAGACATAAGTTGTAAGTAGTCAACAATAACAAAGTCTGGCTTATATTGATCAATCTTTCCACGAACTACGGATGGATTTACTTCTCCACCATTATCGTTTGAGATAATATGAAACTCTGGTTTACCTGCTATTTTATTAGCATGCCAATTTTTTAACATATCAAGTTCTACTTCACCATTACTTAATTTACGGTGAGACCAAAGACCTTCACCCATAATTGCAAATACACGATTACGAACTTCTGTCTCAGACATTTCGAGTGATATGACTAATGGAGACTTGCCTTGCTTCCATGCTTGTACTGCAAAGTAAAGAGCAAGCCAAGATTTGCCAATGCCTGGATATGCTAAGAACACACCAAGTTGTCCTGGCATAATTCCAGAAGGTAGGTAATTGTCAAATCCTGGCAAACCTGTTTTAATTCCAACTTGACCAGTTAATTTTTGTTGTTGAATCTTTTCAAAATATGCAACGGCAGAGTCAAGATCTGTAGCATCAATGTCACGTATAGCAGAAGTATTTTTCTTTAACTCAGATGTTTTTGTAATAAGCCCGTTGAGTGCTTCTGTACCGTTGCCAACCTGTACCTCACCTGCTGCAGATCTTAAAATATCCTTAAGGCTATCATTTAAATATTCTGTTTGTAACTCTTCAAGATGGTGTTTAGTAGCCCCAACACCTTCTATTGGCTGAAAATCTCTAAATTTTTCTATTACTAAAGACGCTGGTGGAATAGATCCATTATTATCAAAATATAAACGAATAAAATTCCATACATCATTATGGGTTCTAAGAAGATTTTCTACATTGGCTTGTAACAATACATGCATTTGTTTATCTTGTAATACTGCTGAAATAACTTTTGCTTCTGTATTATTCACTTAACCACCTTCTTGCTAATTTTCTACGCTCTGTTCGTTCTTTAATATCTTGTTCTATATCTAGTTTACCATTAAGAATTTTTTCTGCATTATAAGCAAAATAATTCCAACTTGGCTCTTGTGCAATACTAAAATAATATTCAAGTAAATCATAGCAACCAGAAATACCATAAGACTCTATAAGGGAGTCAGCAGACCATTGCTCTACGTTTAAATTTAAAGATGGCTTTTGCTCGTATTTTGCTGTGTGCAATTTACTATACCTACTAAGCAAAGCCATACGGTCTTTGCGGTCAGCCATTAATTATCGCTGTCAGCCTCTAGTTGTGCCTCTTTGATTTTTTCTGTTAATTTGTCTTCAACAAATTTATACACTCTATCAAAGGCTTGATCATCATCTTCGTTATTACGTTTTGAATCAACCACCCCAAGATCAATTCTTAATGATTGGAAATTACCCAAATTAAGAGTATATCCCAGCGTTACTGATACCTTTGTATTTTCGTTTTCCATTACCCCACCTTTTCTTGTTTTAAATATTTTCCGACCAGATCGGAATATACCTTCCATCATCTGTTCTTGTATATGTAAGTATACCTTTTCCCATTCGCCGTGTCAACTCTTGGTTAGTTGGCGTCATATTATTTGTTACTAGTCCATCTTTTCTTGGTTGCCCCATATGTATAGATGCCAGTATATCACGAATTGCCTGCACCGTGCTTTCTGAGTAATAAGATCTTATCTGCCAACCCCTTTCGCCATTTAATCTTGACCCTACTGGTGGAGGAATAATTCCCTTTTTCATTAATGTTGGCATATATTTTCTATGACGATTAATTAACTTAGCAGTCTCAGCAACAGTATAAGCCTTTTCTCTATTTTTTCTAAAATCAGTACGCAGGCAAGTTTCAATTCTGTCTTTGGTAATATTATATACTGATACCAATCCAGTAGATCTAGAACTATGATAGAGTCTTACTAGGTCTCCGTTAAGAAACCATATTTTTTTACTTCCCTTTATTACAGAATCGTTATTGTAAATTTCGCTCTCAATAATTCCTTTTCCAGTAACCATTTACCCTCTCCGCTTTCCATGGGTGGGTGAAAAAATTTTCTAGTTCCACATCGAACGCAATACGTTTCTATATGTTGAATGCTTGTATATTGTCTGTCAACAAACAATCGCCCACCACATTTTTTACAAAAAAGCATAATTAACTTTTAATTTGGAATACCAACGGCAATTAGATTTACAGCAAGAGATAGGTTTCCAGATGCTCCAAACCTTACAAACCCATCAACCTTAGACGTAGTTGGTTTTTGTAAAACAACTGTAACGTTTTGACCAGCCTCTGTGTTTCCAATGTTTAATGCTGTTGCTGTAACTATTGGTGGGAATTTAAAATCATTTTGGAATGAGTAGGTAAATGCTCTTTCGTTACCCGCACTTACAATACTGTTTGTAAAAATCTCTACATATCCACCAACAACTCTTGCGTTTGATGTTTTTATAGTTTCTTTAATTGATGGACCATTATCAATGCTTGTAAAGTTATATGCTGCAGAAGAAACCTCTGTAGATAAATCATTAATAGTTTTAGCCAACTCATAGATATATGTAACATCTAGTGGTTGCCCACGTTCTGGTAGCGGTATTTTTGCCATTGTTCCTCCTATTTAATTATACCAAAGAAACTATACTTGATTCAAATATAGTCAATTCAGCATTTCTTACTTTGTTAATACCTTCAACCTGTATGGCTACTCTAACATTTGTTGTGCCAGTATTAATAAAACTATATGTATGGATTGGAGAAGTTCCATGATATGCATAACTTCCTCCATCAAACTTTACAAATATATCATATTTTGGTCTAGTGTTTTCATCTCCCCAAATAACTGTAGAGGCATTGCCATTAACAATTAATCTACCACTAACTACCTCTATATCTGGAGCAGTTGCTGAAAATATTGGAGACCAATGAGAATATCTGTTTTTATCATCAGAAATAATCCTATATCTCATTGAGTATTCATTATTATCTCCTACAGGTGGTAGTTGATTTTTAGGAATAATTAATTTTTTAATACCTGCGTCAGCCATTAAGAAACACCGACTGTAAATCTAAACTCTATATAATTACTAGTATTAGGAGATTTTATAATTGTTTCTGCATTATCGTTTTTAACAATTGAATATCCAGTTAGACCATAAAGTGGATTAAGAGTTTGAGTATTTTCTAATCTCAATGCATCTAAAGCAATGTAGTAGTCTGCTGATGGATTGCCACCATCTATAACAGAAGCATAAATCTTAACAACCGTTACAGCATCCCAAGTAAAGTTTGCAGTTGTATAAAGTTCTTGTAATTCTTTAGATACAACAAAATATCTATTAGTTTCAAAATCTTGACCTGATTCTGTATTACCAGAATTCACATGATTTATTTCTGCTTCAAACCTTGCAAACTCTCCAGAGCCAGCATCTGTTGATGAAAAATCTACTAAAACTCTAATCGTGTCTGGAATTGCAGAAGAACTTCCATTTTTACTTACTAAGGAAAACGCTAATCTTAATTCATCTTTAGGGGAGTTTCTGCTAAAATCAACTTGTGGTCCAGTTAAATGTATATGATTTGATCCTGACTCAATTACAAAATGATCTGCTGATGGACCACTTTCTTCACTAATTGTTAGATCAGCATCATCTCCTTGAATTAAAATAATGTTATTTAAAAATCTACATCTTTCATATCTGCTTGCACGAGATGTTTTAAAGAATATTGCATTATCAGCATTTGTTTGAAAAACTGTATCTGCAACTGCAATAATATTATCATCTTCTGGATCATCTAATGGTGCTGTAAAAGTATCAATTGCTGTTGCTGCAGAAACGGTATGGTGTTGCCAATTTTCTCCAGCAGTAAAAGCAAATACAGTCTTACTGTCATACGCTCCAGCAGATGGGTTAGAGCCAGCAGAATACAAACCAACTTCTGATATTTCATATCTTTCTTCTGTTGGTAGTTCTGCAGTTAAAACAATTTTATCAATACCGTTTTCTTTTACAAACCCTCTTGAAGAAATGGGAACACGAAACATTTCAAAATCAAGATTTTGTTTAGTAGAAAAATCACCTTGGACATCTGCGGTATCTAAAGGCGTTGGACCACACCCTATAGCAATATATGAGGCATAGGCTGGAGCCTGACCAAGCAGGTATTTACCAATAATGGATTTTCCAGCATTAGTTATCATGATTCATTCCCGTCAAATTGTATACTATATATTGTACCACCCGTGCTTAATTGGACCTCAAGTTGCTCGTCATTATTTAAACCAATAGCCTCTATCACTAAGTTTCCAGAGTCATCAACATAAACGTTTGTACCATCTAAACCATTTCCAATATTTGGAGTTTTTTGATTAAAACTAATAGAAAATCCAGAAAAATATTTATCTGAGGTTTTTTGTAATCCTAAAATATTGTTTGGGTTGTATGACTGTTGTATTGATCTAATATTTTTTATTGGCTGATAGGATATATTTTGACCATTAATAGTATCATTTCTTGCTATATTTATTAATTCTTGCCCACCAATATTTTCAAATATTAAATCAGCCATTTGCTCTGTTGGCACTGAGTCATCATCAAATAAAACAATATCTGGTGTAGCAGTTTTAATTAAATTTGCATTAGAAGATGCAAGCATTTGATTTATGCTTAATGGTGTATTTGGCGTAGGTGATAGACTATTTGACATTTTATACCTCACTCAAATAAACGGTCATATCTGGACCATTAGCAGTTCTTGAATATTCTATATTATATACTACAAACCTATCATTTTCAGTAGATATTAAATCTATGTTATCAGAATTTTTATAATTAATATTTACAATATCCCCCAATTGAAGAGTTGGAATAGCAAATAGTTTTAAACCTACAGATTTTTTAGGTGTCATAACTTTATTAATAATCCAACCCATCAATGCTTCAGCATCATCTTGGGTTTGTATGTATGGAGTATCTATTGAAAATTCATTTTTTCCATAAATTAATCTACTTAATTTAATTTGATCGTATTTATCTTTTTCAACTAACGGAGAATAGGTTAATGAATTACCTTGGAATGGTGGATCTGAAAGATTGCCACGTTTTTTAAAATATTCATCAACAGACAATTCATGAGTAGTATCTTGTGTAAATGCAATTCCTTGAATTCTTAAATAATTTCCAGTTGTTTCATCTAGGTTAATTGCAGAATCTGTTGAGTTAAAAATTAAAAATTCTGCTCCATAAGAGTCTGCATAGAATCCAGACGTAGTATAACTTTTAATTCTATTAAATGTTGGTGATAATTGAGCATAGAGTGCTGGATATGCACGGTCATATTTAATATTAAAATATGCACACTCTCTCATAATTGATCCAAACTCTTCAAAATACATATTATATTTTGGTGGTTGTTGTGCGCTAATGCCAGATAAATAAGTTGATTGAACAATTCCGCTCATTGCATATTTTCTAAATGATTCATTAATACTAACTTCTTTATCTCCAAATGCAGAAGATAAGGTTTCTCCTGGTAGAACATTAGAATTTTGAGAATAGTTTTCTGATAAAGCATAGATATTTTCAAACATACATCTTGAAGATCCACGGGTAAATAAAGCCATATTATTATAAATTGGGAGTGGGTCTGTATCATCTACAACCTGAACTATCTGATTATTAATATATAGAAAAAATCTTCTAGTGCTTCCTATATCTTGGTATTCTACTGATAAATCGTATACTGTTGAATTTTCTTCTCCAGATACTCTGTATTGACCTGCAAATTTTCCATCGTCTACTAGAATTTTACTAAGACCGCCCCATAGTTTTACTGGAATTGCGTTAGTAGAAGAACTTTCTTTTTTAATTTTATAAAATATTATATTATTAATTGATATATCAGATTGATTATTTTTATCTAAATTTAAATATGACTCTACATTGTTTTCTGTTAAAGCAACAATTTCAAAATAGTAGCCATTGTTTGTTTCTGGATTTAACATAACTGCTAAACCTCCAGACCCACCACCAATGCTTATACTTTGGTTTGGCTGAACTCCGCTAATTTGATAATATGGCATGCTTCCAATTGGTGTTTGACTTCTAGTTTCACTATTTTCAACTTTACCAACTATCCTTATTCTTGTTCCAAAGTGTTTATATGCACTATTTAAATTTTTGTATACATAGGAAACAAAATCAATTGGTGTTTCTGTGCTTTTAAAGGATGGTCCATTCATAACTAAAGCAGAAGATTGAATTGTTCCAGACTGAGTTGACTTTAAACTATTTACTTCTGTTTCTGTAAAATAACTTGTAGCCATATAATTTTTAATAATACTATTTCTAGATGTTTGTCTTGCCAAAACATTATTTACTCCTGCTGCGCCAGTTGTAGTTGAGGGTAGTGTAGGGTTGATTTCTGTTGTAAACAAGTATCCTGACTCCATGTTACATCCACGAACATTATCATTATTAGACCAATAAGAATTTATTCCAGCAAAATGTGGCGCAACTTGTGTACCAAATTGACCACGACCATGCTCATAAACTGCCCCTGGCTGTAATCTTGCTATAGAACCAATTGATTCGTAGTATGGTGTTGAAAAAATACGAATTAATCCAGTTGGATATATTTTTCCATTAAATGGAAGTGATGCAAAATATTTTTGATATTCTTGATTATTTGAAATCCAAACATTTCCAGTTCCTGTAATATTAAACTGTGCTGCATCATATCTAATTATTTCACCATTAGAATATAAATACCCTTGATATCTTGTTAGCCAATATACGTTTTCTCCAATATCAATAATGTTATTTGTTACTACTCCACCAACTACTTTTGGCAGTTCGCTAGATAGATCAGAGTTTAATGGCATTGCCCCTAAAACATAATTACTTTGTTTTGATGCTAATTCGTTTACTGTTTTTGTTGAAGTGGTTCCAGAAGCCTCCCACAGCAATACTGGTTTGTATATCCAAGTTTTATCTTTATCAATCATTGATGATTGTTTAATTGATCCATAGGATCTTTGAATATACCTAGTCGTATAACTTATCTTTCCATCATTAAATATTTTTTTATCTTCACTGCTTGCAGAAATAATGTTTGGTATGTTTGATGTTGTTTGATTTTCAATAATTCCAGATACAGATTGATTATTGTTTCCAAGTAACTCTATATCAATGCTACGCATTTCTTCTGTTGGCATTAAATAGTCTTTACTCATTACTATAAAATTATTATACTCATCAAAAAACATTGCTGTTTGTGTTGATATTGCAAGTTGATTTAATACTTCTGCAACATTTTGATCAGGGGCAATAAAAAAGTAAGGTATAACTGGATCATTCTCATTATCAACTCTTTTAAAAGAATAATTAGTAAATCCAATATAATCTAATAATAGTGATATAGCATAACTTAATGAAACCTCTGTAACCAACATTCTTGGAGCAGGCATTGATTCTAAAAAGAAATAAAAATCTCTTAGTTCTAAAGATAGTGTTCCACCAGTTACATCAGACTGTGGCATTCCTTCTGAGTATAATGTTTTTATTGGTACAGAATAATCTGATCCATCTACATTTAAAATTTGTTCATAAAAATTAAATTTAATATTTTTTCTTAAATAATCTTTAATAATACTATTTATATTATTAGGATTAAAGGCTTGTTCTGCATCAAATATAGAAATAGAACCAGTGGAGGCTAATAGTTGACCAACTGGCAAAGATGTGTTACCAATATCAGAAAGAGATTTCTTTACTTGATACTCAATAACATCATTAGATATGTCTACAACAAGTCTTGGAGACATCTCAATTAAATCAAATGTAGACTCATTTTTATTCATTAACTCTACAACAATTCTAATTCCACGAAGATACTCAAACTCTCTATATCTAGATTCTGTGGTTACTGGATCAGAAAATGGCACTGGGGATACAAGATCTTTAGCAAAATTGGTTTGTGAATTAACTGATTCAGAACCAAGACTCCAACCATACTGTGGAATAAAAGTTTCATAATCAGATGTGATGTCATTCCAAACAAAAAATGTACCAATACTGGATTGATTTTCTATAACTAGGTAAGCATATCCATTTATTGACTGTTCTGGTAAAAGCGTTTCTGATGAATAGGTTTCTGCAAATACAAAATTTTCTTTAAAAGTATCTGGAATAATTAGTCCATACTCTAATTCTACATATCCATCTGGCTGAATTATTTGAGTTCCATCTGACCTTGTTGAATTTTCATTAAATGAATAGGCATCTACCCAATTATTATTTTTTAAGTATTGTATTTTCCATCTTTTTGGCGTTGTTTTATTAGTATTTCCATAAAGTGGGTCTGGGTTCGTTGATGAAAAATTAGTAAAATTTGTTAAGTCTACTGTTCCAACATTGGTTTGCATTTTAACTACAAGCCTATTGGCTGGAACATCTTCTTTATATACTACAAATGGAACTGCATCATCTATGTAAAATAAACCATTTAATATATTTCTTGCAATTCCACGCTCTACGCTATCTTCTTTTCTGTATGAGTTCCAATATTTAAATTGATCATATCTAGAAGACATGTAGTATCTTGGTCTTTGTGCTAAAAATGCTCCAGAATTTGCAAGGTATTGCTTATTGTTATAAAAAAATAAAGGTTTGTTAATTCCTGATCTTGGTCTAAATGGTTTTAAGCAATCTTCTAATGAATACAATAACTTTCGTTTTTGTTCTATAGATGTAAATTGTTGAGGCAAATCTTGATTATCTACCCCGCCATCTATAGATATTTCAGAGTCTGTTGCGTCCGTATAATAGTCGCCTTCATCCAATTGATCAAAAGATGATGGAAGGGTTTGATATTTTGCCTCTGAACCAATTGGTCTGTATCTGTAATTGCCAACATAAAAAATGTTATCTGGCATATTCATATTCCATTCAGCCAAGACTAGGGATCTTGTTTGAATTGTTGCAGATGTTTCAAAGTGGGTCTTTAATGCTTCACTAACAAACACTTTAGACCTCTTCCAGCATTACCGATATATTCCAAAGATCATGATTGCTTCCGCCCCGTTTTACAACTGAATAATTAAAATCAGAAAAATAAACCTGAATTATTTGATTGTATTTTCCTAAATTATTAAATGCTGCATCATTATCTCCAAAATTTTTGTATTTATCATATGCTAAAAACATCCAGAATGGACCTTGATGATTTTCATACCAATCTAATATTTCTACGCCACCTGCGCCACCATCTGATGTAAATTCATTTGTTGTTCCTTTACTTGATGATATGCCAGTTGCATTAAAATCTGCCAACTCAGAATATGCACGGGAAGGTAGATTATTCCAAGAAACACTCATCGTAAGTTTATCTGCAATATGATAGGACCTCATACGACCATTAATTGTTCTTTCACGTTTTTCTATTCTTTCTGAATTAAATGACATTTCTGACCTATTATGATCTGATAAAATTAAAAATTGATTAATGCCACCTGTGGTAAGGTTTGAAACTGCCCCTATTTCTTGTCCTGTGGGGACATAAAGACCGTCAACAAGAGTTCCAGCATTCTCTGACCAAAGAATTCCCTGTGGTCTCTGATAGCGCTTTCTGCCTGAAACGTATGCTGCGGTTGCCATTATGCCCCTCTTTGAGTCTTAATTCTTTGGTTATCAATTTGTCTAATTTGTGTCATAACAGTTCTTGCAATGTCATCTGGATTAGACTCAGATTTAACGTTAACATTTAGACTATAATTATACACTGAAGAACTACCATATGAGCCATCATTTACTTTATTAAGATTATTTACTCCAAATGAGTCAACAGCATTTTTACGAACAACAAATTCTCCAGGTGTAAGCATTGCTGGAATTGTGTCGGTACCTTTAGAGTATCCTCCAGAAACATAATATTTAGGAACCATACCACCAGAAGCCATCCCAAACATTCCCTTTAGCATACCTGCTGCTCTTGGACTAAGACCCTGACTTGTTATTGCCTGATCTGCAAAATACTGTTCTGCCTGTCCTGCAGATATAAATTTACTTGCAATTATTTCTGGAGACATAGATTCAACTTTTTTTGTAATACTTGATGCTATAGCGTCTACCTGTGCTGCTGGCACAACTTGTGATGAACTAGTAGTTATGCTTGTAATCTTTTTTGCTAATGGAGTAGAAAATGCTTTTGCTGCTGCTGCTGCAACTTCGTCTAAAGCCCTTCTTAATGCATCAGCATCTCCTAGTGCACCCTTTAAAACATTTCTTAAAAATGAATCACTTTTAATATCAATGTTTTCATTTTGTGCAAGATCTAAAGCCTTAATAGATTCATTAATTTGTGATTTTGTTAAACCTAAATATGTAATTTCTTCTTTTCTTTTTTCAATTGTTTTTTCTAAAGCAGACTTCATTTCATTTTGAGTATTAATATTTTTTTGAATTGCATCTTTTTGAAGGTTTAACGGATCTAATTGATCTCTTTGAATTTTGGCAATATCAAGTTGTAGTTTTTTATTTTCTTTTTCTAATTTATTTCTACCAAGTAATGCAATTCTTGAATCTCTAGATGTTGATAAAGAATTTGTCATACTTTCATTAATAAATGCTGATTGTCTTGCTCTTGCTTCTTGTGCAATTACTGCAGCAGCAGAAATATCTCCACGAGTAAGAGCATCGGCAAGAGTTAATCTTTCTTTTTCAGATGCGGCAATTTCTTCATTAATATCTCTTACTTTTCCTAATGCCTCAATCTGCAAGTTGTACTGCTCATTAATTTGATCTTCTTTAATTGCTATTTGATCAATTAAATATGAATTAGATTTAATTTTTGTTTCAATTGGTGTAACTGAAGTTTCTGTGATTAAATCAAGTTGTTTATTTACATTTTTTAATAGTTCTTCTTGTCTTTCTATTTCATCATTATATGCTTTAATTTTTGGTGCATTTTGCATATCAATAAGTTGTTCTTGAAGGTTAATATAATCTTGTGCCTGTTTTAGCACATCTAGTTGTGTTTTTGTTTTTTTATCTTCTGTCTTATTTAAATCCTGATATGTTTTATTTAATCCTTTATTTAAAGATTCTTGTAATTTAGTTGCATTAGCAATTGCTTTAGCAACATCTGATCTAACTGCTGCTGCTCTAATTTGAGCATCAACATCTTTAGGATCATCTGCGGCAATCCTTAAAGCACCCAACGCTGCCATAGATACTGCGGCTCCAACTGCTGCTGCCTGTAAAAGTAAAATTTTATCTTTAACATCATTAATTTTAATAGCATTTTTTGCAAGTTCTGAATCCATTTGATTTAATGCAGCGTTTAATAATAATGTTTGCTGTGTTGCATTTGGAATCTGAGTTATTAGGGTATCCATTGTTTTAGCAAATGAATTATTAAACTCTTCTCCAGTTATTATTCCATTTTTAAACATTCCAGACAATCCGTTAAAGAAAGTTTTAAGTAATGTTCCTGAATTTTTCAACTCTGCTTCTATTTTTTTGCCAGGAACTATCGATGATACCCATCTTCCAGAGTCATTTAATACCATTTTCTTTTCAAGATTTTCACTAATAAATTTAGGTAAGGCTGCTAGTTTTCTAGTAATTTCATTTTGTAGATCTGTATTTAATACGTTAACATCTATATTTTTAAAGTCAACCTTTAAACTTGTTTTACCAGCCTCTTCTTGAATTGCTCTAAGAATTAAAGAAACTTGATCTTTTGTAAATCCTTTTCCAAGTAGTTCTTGACCTTTTACTTTTAATGCAGTAATTGCATCATTATTTGATAATTTAGAAACAGCCTCTATTGTAGATGCAAATTCTTTAAATGTATCTGATGCTTTAAATTTGTCAAGTGCTTCTCTTGTATTTTTATCAACAGTTAGTTGTGGCTTAGTAGTTTCTAGTCCAGTCTTTGTAGGAATAACTCCAAAATAATCACCTAAACTTTGAATTTGTTCTTTTGTATTTTTTATAGCATCGCCAAATGCTTCTAATTGTTTTCTTTCTCTTTCTCTTGCCGCATTAACTAATTTAATAATTCCAATACCAGCAGTCAGTGCTAACCCAACTCCACCAAAAGCAAACTTAAATTTACCTATAAAACTAAGTAAACTCTTTGGAAGTATTTGTAAAATACTAGAAAATGCAAATGCCACTCCACTAATTTTGAATATAACCTCTGATAATTTTCCTAAGTTTCCACCTGCCATTGATGCAATACCCGCAAGTGATGTTAAAGCAAAAGTGCTGCCCATTATTTTACTATTTAAATTTCCTAGTTTTTGAGCAGAGGCAGTTAATAGTTGTGATTGTCTTTGTTGCTGAAGATTTATAAGGTTTTCTCTATTTACCCTTGCTTTTGAAACTGTTTCTGATAAAGATATTTGTGGACCAGATGGTTTTTTAGGTTGAGCACTTGTTGTACCTGGAAGAAATAATCCAGATGATGTTTGAACCATATTTGATCCAAGTTTTTGTCCCACTCTTTGTGCATCATCTACGTATTCTTGTGCTCCAATAACAAAGCCTCTTGCAATATCTGCACCAACTTTTGCAGTTTCTTTTGATGGCGATGCAACTTTTGCTTGATTCATTACACCTTTTGTAATATCTTTTGTAATGGCTTTTGTTATTTTTTCTCCAACATCACCAAGATACGGAGACATTTTTTTTGTTAACTCTTCTGCACTTGCAGTAATAGATGTTGTAATATGAGACATTGTTGCAACTTCCCACTCATTTAACATTGGATTTAATGTTTGGAATGACCTAACAGTTTTTCCTTTGCTTTGAGATAGTCGTTCTGTTTGTTTAAACATTTCTGAATTTTTTTCCGCAGCAAATTTTTGTGCTGCAGTTCTTGTTCCTCTGTATGATCCTGCAAAGGTTGTTCTTCCAATTCCGCCTAAAGATCCAGATCCTACACCTACTGGACCCACCGTTCTAATTTGATTAATAGCATTTTCAAGTGCAACATCAATATCTTTTCCAGCAACCTGTATTCCCTTTGCTGCTTCACGAAGTGCTGGTACAACTATTTCTTCAAGATCTGCATCTTTGATAAATTCTATTCCAGATTGATTTAATGCATCTGTTGCTGTTTGTGCAAAAAGATCTGCTATCGTAGACCATTCTTGTTTAAATTTAGGACTATTAAGACCAACCTTAATTTCTCTTGCAATAACAGCAACTAATGGAGCCATTGATGACCCACCTGCTTGACCTAAATATCTAGAAACATCTCCAGTTGCAACGCCTTTTCCACCTAATTGCCCCATAAGTGTATTAATAGATTCTGGCAAAAACATTGTTGCATTTTTAAATCCCTTACCAAGTTCGTATCCAGGAATATTATTTGCAATCATTCCTTGAATTAAAGGAGCATACTTCTTTGCCATATCTGTTGGAATAACTGCTTCTCCTGGAGATAGCATTGCTGGAACAACATCTCCTGCACCCTTTGGTCCTGGTACTGAAACAATACCACTTGCTAATTTTTTACCGCCTCTTGGTGGCAGCATCATTCCAGGATTATTAAACATAAAGTTCTGACCTGCTCTTGCAGCACCTTGATATGCAATAATTAATTTATTAAGTGCTTCTGCTTCAGCAGTAAATTGTTGTGTTAGTCTTGCATGTGACTGGTCTAATGAGTGTGCGGCGGCGGCTGCTTCTAGTTGTTCAGTATTTAGATATTGTGTTTGTTGCCCTAAAATCTCTGATTGACCACTTAGCCTTAAATATCCATGCCTTAATATCATTGCACCTTTAACTGCGTTAGCAAGTAAGTTAGCAAGTAGACCAAATGTCATTAAGAATATAGGTCCAACAGCCCCAATACCAACAGTTAAGATAGTTATAACACGCTTAGTACTATCTGATAAGTTTCCAAATTTTTCTAATAATCCACCAACAAATTCTACAATTGGAGTTGCTGCTTCTAGAAATGCTTTTCCAACTGGGATAAGTGCAACCTTAAGATCTTCAACACTCTTTTTAAATTTATTCATTGCAGAGTCTGCAGTCATTCCTAATTCTTTTTCAGATAAAGCAGAAAGTTCTTCTACTGATGAATTGGCTAAATCAAGAACACGAGAAGCCTGATTTCCATCTTTTGCTACGTTAGCAAATAATGTTGACAAACGAGCAAACTGAAACTTACCAAACATTTGCTCAATTGCTTGTGCCCTATTAAGTGGATCTAATTTATTTAAAGCATTTGCAAACTCAATAACTGTTGTTTTTAAATTGCCTTTATTTTTAGTAACAATTGCATTTGCATTAATACCAAAACTAGCAAGCATGTCTGATGCTTTTTTAGTTGGATTAATTAATGCTGCAAGACCAGATTTAAGCGCATTTGCACCTTCTGATGCATTAATGCCACCCTCTTTCATGGCTGCAATAAAGAATGTTAAATCTTTTACATCTCCACCCAATTGTTGAATAACTGGTGCTACTTTTGGAATAGCAGTAGTAATATCATCAAGAGATACAACTGTCTGGTTTTCTACTGCGTTTAAAAAGTTAATAGAATCTGCAAGTTTATCAGATGACATTCCAAAGGCATTTTGTAAAGAAATAGTTGTTTCAAGTGCTTTTTGACTATCAATTTGACCAAGAACAGAAAGACGTGTTGCTTCTGTAGTTTGACGTTGTAAGTCTAAACCTTGAAAACCCGCTGCTGCTGCTTCTGCAGCCAAACCAACTGTTTGAGAAACAGCAATACCATATTTAGTAAACTGTTTTCCAAGTTCTGTAATATTGTCTAAGGCAAGTTTTGTTTCTTCTGTTGGTGTAAATAAGTCTCCATAAACCTTTTTAAATTTAAGGGCTTGCGCTTCCATTTCCATGAATGTTTTTGTAGCGGCAGATCCAACAATAGATAAAGGTATTGTAAAGCCAACCATAAGTTGGCGACCAGCCCATTGTGTATTTTTACCAAAATTTAATAAATTAGTACTGCCTTGTTTCATTAATTGATTAAACAATGCTTGTTTTTGTGCTGCTATGGCTGTTCTTGTTCCATAGTCTTGCATATTAAGAGAGGTAGGTCTAATCGCAATTGCTTCCATTGCTCCATTAGCATTACGACCCATTTTAATATATTGGGTTTGTAGTGTTTTTACACGTTCTTCGGCTACCTTGCCAATTGTGTCAAATTCTGTTCTAAAAAGTCTTCCAAATGTTTTTGTAGATGCACCAGCATAGCGGAAGTATTCCCGCATTGAAAACTTATTTTTTTCTAAAGAGTTAGTAAAAGACTCTGCGCTTGTTCTTACAGTTCGAAGTTCTGCAGAAAAGGCACCAATTGAATTAATACTACCAATTAGATTTTTCTGCAGAGACTTCTGAGCAATTGCTGCTGATTCGCTAGACCTAGCGATAGAAGAGTGAAACTGAGATATCTGTCTCTGTAAAGCCTTTAGTTGTGCTAACGCTGCAGACGTATCTATATTTACGCCAATATTAGCATTAACATCAGCCATGTATCACACCTTCTCTAATATATAATTATTCCTGTGTGTTAAGAATGTCGGTAACAGATGACAAGTTAATGCCAGATGCCGCTTCAACAATTTTATACACAGTTGGAAGATCAAGTAAATCCTCTAGTTTTTGAATGTCTCCAGATAACTCTGGTTTATATTGCTGCATAGCAATTTGTACACATTCAACAAGCAGAGTCATTGATTTCTCATTGTCTTCTGCAACCTTAGCCACCCCTTCAAACTTCTTCATAAATGGACGAAGAAGAGAGATTTTTAACGGGCGAACTGTTATTTTTGTTCCATCGATGAGGGTTACTTGTTCAGCCTCATGCGTAGTTGTCGCCATATTTCCTCCTATAGGTTATGTCAATTATAGCATAAGGAGGCTATTTTGTTAGGTCTTCGTAATCCAAACCCATACCAATACCAAACCCTGCTTTCTGTGCATTAATACCTTGTAAAGCCAAAACATCATTACTGTCATTTGTTTTACCCTTACTAAATACTCTAGCCTTCATATCTTCCCACTCTTTTTGCCCTTTGTCTTTATTTGATTCTTTATCTAAGTCTACCCCCTGAATTGCAGCCATAAATTTTTTTTCTGTATAGTCTAATTCTCTGCTTACCTCTAAGGTTGCCATAAGTTCTGGCATAGATAAAGATATTTCTAATTCTTGATAGTCTTTCCATATACCGAGCAAAAAAACCTCAGATTCTAGTTTTGCAAGATCTAAGGTCTCCCAGGTTTGACCGCTGTCTAATGCTTGATCCTTTACTGTTTCTTCTAATTTTTTATTAATCTTAATCCCAGCAGCAGTATCTAATACTTTATATATTGTAGGCATATCTATATTATCTTCTACATCCTCAACGCTTTTAGATATTGATGGATAATACTGTTTCATGCATACCCGCACACACTCAACTAATACCGCCATGGCTTCATCATCATTTTTTGTTTTTTTGATTGTTTCAAAGGTTTGCATAAATTCACGTAAATATTTAATCTTTAATGGTATTATTTCTAATTCTGTACCATCAAATAAATACACCGTTTGAGACTTATATATTGTAGTTGCCATATAAATTCAATTTTACCATAAAACAACAAAGCCCACATCCGAAGACATGGGCTATGTAGAATAGTTAGACTATTAAGACAATAGGTCTCCGAAGGTACGATCAACGATCTTACCGTATGAGCCTGAAGTGTCTTCTGGTAGCAAACGGAATGAAACTTCAAACATTGAAGCCTCGTCACGCTTTGCTGAAACTGTTACGTTTTCAATTGACAAAGCACGGTATGCTGTGTAGACACGCTCCACGAATGGAGAATCTACGCAATCACCTGTACCAGGTCCTACTGCAACAATTCCACGCTCTACTGGACATTCACCGATATCTCCTGCAGATAGGTTTAAAGTCCTACCTGTGTGAGTTGCGACGTTTCCAGTTAGTTCGCTATCATTAAATGCTAGAGCCAAAAGAAGATTCTCAAGGGTAGCCTCAGCAAAAGCAGTTGCAAGATTTACCTGCATGCCTTGCTTGTAAAGTTTAGCAACGTCAAGAATTTGGTCAACCTGAACTTCACCAAAGTCTGGTTGGAACTGTAATTCAAGACCGTTCATGGTATAACCTACGTTTGTGTATGCTGCATCATTTGAGAGAGTTTCTTTGAATGATACCTCAGTACTAAAAGTCTCCAGAGTACCTGGAGTTAGGGTTGTGTCTGCAACGAAAAGTGCTGCAGCACCAACAATAATGTTGGTCGATGTTCCACGACTATATGCCATTTATTCACCTCTTTCCATAGAAATAGATATTAAGTTGTTTGGCGTTTTGTTTCCTCAGATTAATTATAACACCATTTATGTATACCGCTGGGCAAGGCTACCAACGGCTTGGGTGTGATAGTCGTACTCTATTATCAACTTATTTAGACCCAGGGTTCTAGCAGAGGCTAACTCTAGAATATCCCTACTTTCATCTGCTTGATAAACCTTAACATTATGGAAAAATACGTTTTTTGGTATGGGGTCACCATTCTCATCAAGAACATCATTTTGAGATATCCAAAAATTTAGATCTTGAGCAGCAGAATCTTCTCTGTCAAGACATTCAATAATTACTCTAGTTGTATCAAGTAGTTTAGTAAGATTTGGACTATAGATAAAATATATTAATTGCTCTCTTTTGTGTCTATAAAATGTTGTTGGTCTAAATCTAATAAGCCTATCAAATATAATAACTGTAGTATCAGGGTTATTTCTAATAAACGGAATATCGTTATAAATGCCTTCTACGCTATCTGGTACTTGTGCTGGAAAAAATGGCTGAAATGGCTCTGGTCCATTTGGCATTAATCCAAACTCTTTAAGTTCACTATTAACAAAAGCATTTACAAAAGTTGGTGGAAAACCAGTTTCATTTAATATATTAGATGCCATAATACTATTCTACACTAACCTTTGCATTTATAATCCATTTAAACCCAGTATCAATACCCTTTGATCTGCCAAGCCTTGAACCACTTTTTATATTTTTCTTAAATACTGTTGGTTTTTTAATATAATCATAAATTCCGCTAGCACGTAAAAAAGATTGTTTAAAATATCTAGAAATAAATTCATCCATAGTCTTTTCAAAAGAACCTCTAGCCTGACTTCCACCAGGGTTTGATATTACCACGGGCTTTTTAGTAAATACGGTCTGTCCGCCTTCATTAAAAACAAGCACTGGAGATCTTGTTGGTTTAATTGTAACAGGAATACCCTCTTCCATAATCTTTGCTTTATTATAAAATGGAACGTTTGAATCTTTTTTTACTGTTCTTGATTGTTTAAAACTAGAGTTAATACTCAACCCTAAATTACTAACAGTGTAATTAATGTCAAATAATCTTGCAGATGGGCTTCCAGTTTGATACCACTCATAAACATGTTGTAGTGCTGCAGGATTACCCCTTGCAGAAACATCTACATATCTAGCCATAGACTCTATTGTTGCTGCACCTAAATTTTTTAAAAAAATACTTTTGCCTTTTTGGGCACCATCTAAAAAACCAATTGCATAGTCAATAATGTTGTTCATCTCTTTATCAAAACTTTTAGTGTTTGTTCTAACTATCATTAGTCGCCTATGGTCTGATTTTCTGTTCTACGTAATAATATTTTAAAGTATTCTACAGAACCAAACGGACCTGTAAATGGATCTACGGTTGCTACTTCATAGATTGTTCCACGACCAGATCTTGGTCCCGCTGTTTCTCTATAAATAACTTCATCACCTGAGTTACGAATATTGGTAACTAAAATGTTATTAATGGCATTATCTGTATTGTTTGAAGATGTTCTTGGATCTAGTCTAGTTCTTGCTACTAATTTATTTTCATGTTGCAAAAATGCTTCTGGTTTAATTTGTTCAGTTCCCGCTCCGCCAACAGATGTTGCATTTAATATAATTGTTCTATCAAAAAACCATTGTCTACTTGCTTGTCCATATTGGGTTTGAGTTATAACTGGATAGTATAAGTCTGCCTTCATTGGATATAGAAAGTCTGTTGTACAGTCTTCCATTATAATACTCCTGGACGGATAATATTCTCTTTATATTTTTCTAAAATTTTATCTACTAGTATATTTCCAGTTCCATCAATTAAACGTTTATCGTATTCAATTTTAAACTGATCTGTACTATAATTTTTAACATATCTCTTGTAGTAATCTAATCTTCCACATTTGATGTCATCAATGAGCATTAGTGTTGCATCTTGAATATCATATGGGACAACCTTGTATCCTGTTTCTGCTAAAACAATATAATCTGCACCTTCTGAAAATGCAACTCCTGGAACAATAGTTTGAGTGTTTCCACTATCTTCTGTATCGAATAAACTCATGGAATCAGACACGCCTACAGGTATACGAGAATATCTTCTTTCTGCACGATTTATAGAGTCAACACTTTCAAGTGGATCTTTAGTAATTGCTGTTTTATCTTTAGTAATTAAAAATGTATAATCTGTTAATGCTGGTCCATCTTCATTGTCTATATCATATACAAGTTCTGCATTTTCATATACTTTTAAAAGTTTATGTGTTTTTTTCCAAAGCGGTAGATAGTCATTTCCTTGACCAACTACTTCTAAATAAGTTCTATCATAATAAAATCCACCAGTAATGCTATCAATTATTATTCTTGCTAAATTTTCATAACTTTTATATAGTGCTATATCGCTTGCAATTCCTGATGTAGCAAGAGCGATTGGATCTACGTATGGTCTTAAAATTTCTAAATTATCTTCTACAACAATATCACCACGAACAAGGTTTGCCCCAGATGATCCGCCATCTTCGTATATTGTTAGTGCATATGACTTATCGTATTTAATAAAATTACCATCTAAAGAATAGGTAATCTGTTTACTAGCATTAGACTCTACAGCCTCTTCAATTTCACTCTGCTCTGCAACGTTCTCAATAACAATTATGTAGTCGGCATTAGCATCTGGAACTGTGTAGGTTACAGAAAGAGGATATGGGGGAAGACGTAATATCTGCATTTTTATTTACCGTAGTATGAGGCTACTTCTTCTGGCGGTGCAATACGTACCAATTTGTGTGTTAGCCACTTTTCCGATGCCTCCTTTGAGACTATGTTATATCCTACCTTTAAAGCCCCTAAGTTATCCATATGTAGGTTTTTTTGTGAATATAGGGCTACCTTATTTACTAATGTTTTTGCTTTATCTAATTCCTCTACCCGCTCTTCTGTGTTTACTGGAGGAATCCAACTAGCAAGAATCTCTAATATTTCAAGTTTAGTATTTGCATCAAATAATTCAATATTATTTTTCTTTGCATATGCTTTTAATGCCATTACAGTTTTAGTTGATAACTCTTCAATTGTTAAGTTCATAATTCTCCTATGCTTATTTGTAATTATACCAGAATAAGAATAAGGCGGGTAGTTTTTTACGCTACCCGCCCTAATATTTGATCTTTTAGATCTTAGGAATCAGCACTATCTGAGTCAACATAAGCGACTGCATCTAGTTCTTCCCATTGGATACCAAAGCGTACAAATACGGTGTATTCGATGGTGTCTTTCTTTGGCTTGTATTCACGGTTTACAGTGATGTCTCTCTGGAAGCCCCATACACGGTTCTGAGGGAATGTCAAATCGACATAACCTGCAGGGTAGTAAGGAACCTCAAGAACGTCTACACCAAGTACACGAGTGGTGCGTGAGTTGCCAAGGGTCTGTGCTCCGCCATCAAGGAATTCTTGACGGTTGGCTTGAGTGCTACCAATACGATCAGCGAATGCTGAAGAGATAGCGTCTGCAAGAGTACCATTGTTACGAACAATACCAGCAAAAGCATCAGTACCTGCGTAGAACTTAAGGTTTGCCTTAAGTGCACGATACTTGCGAGGCATTGCTAATAGCAAGCCTTGCATTACTGATGTTGTGTAGTTATTGTCTGAAACTGTTGCAGCATATTCGTGAGCAGCATTTCCTACTGTTCCACGAGTTTGCTTTACGAAACCAGCCATGATTGAAAGGAAGGCATCTGCGCCTGTTCCTAAACCATTGATAGCAAGATCTTCAATATCATTTGCGAAAGCATTGGTCATCAAGCGAACTAGATGATCTTCAAGTGCTCCACCTTCAATATTGTCTTCAAGTGCTTCTGTTGATACTTCCCAATCAAGACGAATCTTTTTGGTAGTTAATTCAACCTTTGTAAAAGTTGCGCCGATGTTTGTATAATCTGGTGCACCTTGTGCTGCTGCACGGATTACACGCTCTCCAACGTTGACCTTTTCGATCTCCATTGTGTTAGCACGCATTGTAACTCTACGACCATCTTTAGCGAGAACTGTTGCATCCCACACATAGTCGATGAATCTACGAGCCTGCTCTGGTGCTAGAATACCACCTGCTGCGCCTGTTGGGTTTACTGCGTTTGCTCCAGATGTTGATCCGAATGCTGCAGTTGCTGTGTTACCAAGTTGTGATCCTACAGACGCTGCTGCAGAATCTAAACCAGTAGCACCACCAACGCCACCAGAAACGAATCCGCCTTGAGAGTTAATCTCATTGCCTGCTCCGCCTGATCCTGGATAGTTTTTTTCTAGGTCTTTATTTTGTTCCGACATTATTTTTCACCTCCTAGTGATTTTATTGCTTATTTAAATAGGTCGGTTGATGTGAGGAAACGACCGCCCCATAGGGATTTCTGAACTTTTGAGGGTTCAAACTGCACGATCTCGCCTAGATCGCCAGACTTGCGGAAAGCGGTGTCTTGCTCTACAAGATCTACACGCTTACCAAACTCATTGAAAACTCCCTTAACATTGTTTACTTCTGCAGATACGGTTTTAACCTCACCTGATACATTGTCAAGAGACTTGCTTAATGCAACTACCTGCTCATGAAGAGACTTAACGGTTGATGCTAGATCGCCAAAGGCATTTGTAAGAGAGTTTTTAATTTCTGCAACTGCCTCAACAATTGCTTCGTTAGATTTTTCAACAATAGTTTCTACTGTTGTTACCTCTCCCTCTTCTGTTTTTTCAACAGAAGAATCTGCACTACCATCTTCTGATTTAGCAATAGCAAGTTCTTCAACTGCTGGTGCTACCTCATCGACTGCAGCGGTTTCTGTTGCTTCTGCAACAATTTTTTCTGCTTCTGCAACTATTTCTTCAGTTGCTTCTGCAACAACCTCTGCTGGCTGTGCCTCTGGAGCGACCTGTACTTCTTCAACTGCAGTTTCAATTACTGCATCTGTTGCTTCAGTCATAGGACTAACCTCCTTTGTAATCTTAATTGTACTAATGCCTTTAGCACTATCAACTAAGAACTTTATTGTTTCTGTGTTATTCTTATCGCCTTTTTCAATAAAGCCAATATTTTGCATTGGCTTACCAGATGTAGGGCTTACTTCATTATCAGACTCTGAAACCATTACAATACCTGCTTCAGAATCCCAAAATACATTTTCAATTTCTGCCTTTGAAAGATATCCACCAATTACATTTTGACCATTGACCTTTTCAATGGAAACAATATTTGCAAACTGGTTTGCTGGATTATCAACCAATGACAACTCGTATAGATCATATTCTTTAATAATTCTAATGCTTTTCTTTAGATCGTCGTTATATGCATCATCCCAATTTTTAATGTTACCGCCAATTGAAAAACCTTTATAGGTTCCATCTAATACTTTTTCCCATGCATCTTGTGCACCTTTTGAAACATAAGCAGATACATAAACTCCACTATAAAACTTTTTTGTTGATGGATCAAAATAACGATCTTCTTTAAATGATACTATCTTTCCTACTGCGGATGGTTGGTGCATTTCTCTTAAGTTGCCCCTGAAATTTTTAAATGCTTCAACGCTAGATTCGGTTGTTACAATATCACCTTGCTTGTCAACATTATCAAGAGTTGCAAAGCCAGATACTATTCGGCGTTCTACATCTACCTTGCCAATAGGCATTGATAGACGAACACTGTCGCCATCAGTTTCCCAATGTGCTTTATTTATTAACATATCGTTATCCATTATACCAAACTATTTTATGATTATCTCATTTACTGAGATGATCTACCCTCACCCTGTGCATTACGACCAGAGATGGTTGTTGGAGAGTCAGAGTTGTTATTTGTTCGTTCTGCATCTCTTTGACGACTACCTGCCAAGTTTGCCCTTGAGTCAGTTGCTTGACGTGGAGACATTACAAATGGTTCGTCACCATCTACTCTTTGTGGAAGGTCTAACTTTTCACGAGCCTCATTTGGAGTCATAACCTGTGTTTTGACATATCGTTCAATAATTTGAGATTGAGCAATTTCGTCTGTTAAGGTTAACTCATTAAACTTAAGTTCAAGGATATCTGTCTTTTCTCTAATGATTTTATTAACAACCTTTTCAAGGTGCTTTTGTGCTGGACGAGATACTTGTTCTTTAAAAGTACGATCTTGTGAAAGGGCAGCCGCAATACCTGAATCTGCTCCACCAAGTTTAGAAATAGGTACTTGATGGGCAATAAGAATATCATCTCTATTTTGTTTACGATATTCTTTAAATGATCCATCTTGAATACCATTCTCAATAGGCTCCATCTTAAACTCAACCTTATTGTTTTCTGTATCTCCAGGAAGCGGGATATAAAGTGTTCTGTGTGACTGAGACTTAAGTCCAGTTTGCAAAAACCTAAACATCTTATCTTCTCCATCAGACGATAGTTTGGCACCCTTTAAGGTTACAATATATCTTGGAACAGCCTTGTTTTCAAAGTAATCAATATTATATTGTGAAGCAAGTTGATCTCCAATTAGAGATGGCATTGCTGCAACAATGTCTGGAATTCCATAAAATGTATTTAATGGTGAGTATTCTTTATAGTGAATAATCTCGTTTGGACGTTTATCATTAGTCATTGGATTTGGATTTTTAGCACCAAAGTTTCTAAAGTAAACTACTGAGTTTCCAATAATTTGAACAAAACCATCATGTAAACGACGTACACGAACTGTTGTTGCTGGAATATGACCTACATATCCAATTTCACCAGTTACTGTTCTTCCTATTTCAAGGAACCCATTACCAGTAGCCTGAACATCTGTATAAAACTTTTCCATTGTTTTTGTAAATGAATCGTCATCGTTAAGGTTTTCTAGCCAGTCTTTTAATTCAAGTTTCATTCTTTCAATACGATTACGAGCACGATCAACTGCTGCTTGATCTTCGTTCATTTCAAACCTTAACATTGTTCTATCTGCAATATCAAAGCGGTAGCCAAGACCAACTACGTTTTCTACCTTAGCGTCAATAGCAGCATGGTTAGCAAATGATGTGTCATAGAAGTTGGCTAGTTCATACATATTGTATGGAGGAGTAATTACGTCAAATAGTCCATATCCATTTCTATATACCGTGCCAGGATTGATTGCTTTTGATCCAGCATCTACACCAGATGGTGTTGCATTGGCAGAATCAAGATATTCATTTGTTGCAAAGGTCATTGCCTTTGTTACATTCCGTGCAGTTTTTCTACGAAAGTTTTGTTCTAATCCATTAAAATCTTTAAGTTGATCCCAAGACTTATTAAATGGATCTTGTTGTGCAAAAGTATTTTCTTGTTCTGGTTGTGTATTTAAACCAACTCTTACGTATTCTTCACTCATCGCTACCATACTTATCATAGGTTTGTCGTGCTGCTACCCAAGCACCATGATCATTCATGGAAGGAATTAAGCCATTCTTCATTCTATCTAACTGTTCAGAATGTTCTTCCTCGCTAATTCTTGTTAGTCCAGGCACGAATACTGCCTTTCCTTCTCCGTCATCGCCATAGTGTATTGCAACTTTTCTTAATTCTGCAATTTTAGAAATATCTCCACGCTCTGCTGGAATATTTAATATGCTGCCAGTGCCATCAGTAAACCAAGCACCATTAGACTTTTTGTACACGTACAAGCCCCAATTATAATCTTTTTCTATTACTTTGCGCCGTACATTGCCAACTTTTTTAAGAATCTCATTATCCATAACCATCAGTATACCATATTACAGTGCTGAGGCAGTACTTATTGACCAACTAACATCTTGATATATTTTCATTTTGTCTGAGTCTAGACTTAAGCCATTATCATCATCAAATACTATTTTATTTGTTCCAAGATAGGTTTTGTATACCTCTGAAGGGTTTACGCCATATAAGTCTGTTGATCCTATTACTAATACCCTATTCCATGTAAAATCATTGCTAGAGTAATATCCCCATGTAAAGTTTGTTGCTCCGTCTGTTTTAACCCTTATCCAAGGTCTTGTTATTGTTTTTTGGACTTGCTGTAAATTATTTGCTTGGTAGAAAGAAACGTTATTGGATAACACTGGACCATTAATATTTATTGAGCCTAAGAATTCGTCAAAGTCAAGGGCAGAGGCAAAGGATATGCCTAAAACCCCCCACTCTTTAGATGTTAAGACTGGTTCTCTAACTACAGATCCATTCCAATAATAAACCATATCATCAATTACTTGATTATTTAAAAGACTTTTTGCAAAAACCCTTGCCCTTAACCCTGTATCGCTATCTGCTGCTATATAGAACTTTATGGTATCTTGCTTATATACAATTTCAAATAACTCTGTCGGAACTGGTGGAAACTCTGTTTCAGAATATCTAAGCCACATTTGAACAGCACTTACCAAGTATTCTGAAGATAATGTTTGGTTTACTGGCAAAGAAATTCCACGACTCTCTAAAGATAATATTTCTCCACGTACCTGAATTCCAGAATCTTTTGTTAAGTATAGGTATGGGGTACTTCCCTTATAAATAGTAAATGGATTCTTAGACTTATAATCATAATAAATACCAGAGCGTTTATATGGAAATAGATCAACGCCAAATCTTGTGCCAATAGGGTTAAATGAATTATCATTAAATGCCTGAGAAGCAATCTCTAACTTACTTAATAAAACTGGTTTATTCAATATTCCACGAACATTAAACTCTAAATGGTAAACAATTGCCAACTCGTTAAAATCTACAGTTTTTGTTGGATAAATTAGCGCATTGTTAACAACTTCAAATTTTGTTGTTTCCCAATTTGGATGCTCATCAATATCTATAATTGAATCACGGAAAACTGGCTCAGTTGTTGTAAAGTTACTATCAAGTAGGTTTGCCCCATCCTGTACATACTGCAAAGTTACATAACTTTTAATTACAGAGTCAGTAGTGTCATAGGTATATGTCTTAATAGCCCTTTGTTCTGCATCCTGATAGTTATTCCAACCAGTTAATAACTGATTATCAAAATCATAATATGTTTTTTGTATTGGCTGAAAATAACTTTGATATAAGTCTGCATATGTCCAAGAAGAAGTAACCTCTTCTTCAACTAATGTTGTAGGGGATGGAGCAGCAATATTAAATTGTAAAAAATCTAAATCGTAGAACTGATTTCCAACATCATTGGCTACATATTGACCAAAGTATGACAGTGGAAGATAGTCTTGCCATGATCCAGAAACTCCTATATCTAAGAAATATGCGCCATAAGACTCTAATGGCAAGAGCGTATAACTTGCTAGGTGCTCAAATAAAGCAATTGCATTTTCTTCTTCTGTGACTCCGCTAACCGATAAATCGTCAAATGTTGCAATACCGTCGCTATTAAAATAACTAGATATTAATAGTGAATTTTTTAATGTTGAAAAGCCAACTGAATATGTCCTTCCTAAAAATGTTCCTGATAAGGATCCATCTCCCGCAACATATAATTTTAAAGAGTTTCTATTCCCAAAAAATGTAGCAACATTTCCCCCATAAGTATCTACTAAAGAACTTATATTAACGCCTACAGAAAATAATTGATGCGCTTCAATTGCTTCTGAAGTATATATAATTTCGTCTACTCCATTATAATTTAAGACATAAGAAAGTACATCTTCATCTTGTTGAATTATAAAGTAGTTGTTGTTAATTGAATTATATATCTTAAATAGTGTTTGAGTAGAGTCAAGATTATGATTACTAAATACTCCATAAAAAGCAGCAATTTGGCTATTTAAAATATTAAAATTTGTAAAGTTAAAGTAACAAGTTTTTGCGTTCCAAGAGTTATTAGGTCTAAAAGTAACAAATTTATAGTCATTGGCTGGACCAGACTCTTGGCTTTGGATTGTTTTATTGTCATCGTACAATTCTTTTAAAGTTTTATTTGATAAATATATTTCTGGCAAAGAATATTCTGGTGTTCTTAATACTTTTGATGTTGTTGTTAGGTTATCAAAAGAACCTTGTTGCCATTCAGCAAAGTCTGGATAAGTATAGTTAGCAGTATAGTCTGCAAATGGATAGTCAATAAATGCTGCAGTACCTCCATATGCTGAGTTTATTCCTTCAGGAGATGTAACTCCTTGACCATATACCCATCTTCTTTTTGCAACATTTATAGGAACTTGATATGAGTATATTGCAATACAGTCAATATCTACTGGATTAATATCTGAATAAGAATAAAATCCTAACCAATCTTGATTTTTATTTGACCCATCATATTCGTCTGGTAAAATTAAATTGTCTGTTTCTATAACTAAAGAAGCAACTTCTTCACCATTAATAATTAAAGTAGCAGCATTTCTAATTAGTCTTATCTGAATAAGCATTGGTCTAAACCATTCTCCAACGTAATGAGAAACAAAGTAATCACCAATTACTAAAGTTAAAAATCCGTTATCTGCATATAAACCATCATTTGATGCAATTGGACCAAAGATTTTTTTAGATGTTGCAGAATCAGAATTTATTCTTAACCAAAACTCAACAGTATATTCTTTATGCTGACCTACTTTATTTAAAAATCCCTTACCTGGAATAATTAAAGAGGGTTCTCCATTTGGATTTGGACTAAGTGTTGTAACATTTGATGCGCCATATACTAGTGGAACGCTAGTGTTTTTCGCAAGCAGTCTATTATCTGAAACTATATAATATGCAGCATCTCCAGATAATCCATATGCTGGTGAAGATACAACTTGTGTTGAATCTAGTGCAATTGTTGCAGGCATTGAGACTGGTGTAAGACCAAGTGATGAATGGTTAAATTCTTCCGACCATTGACCAACTGTAACTCCATTTATATAGTATAAGTAGTCTGCTGGAACTGATCCACCAGTAGTAGATGTAATTTTTATAACTACTCTAAATTCTGTATTTTCACTAATAATTTCAGATGTTTGAGAAAGAAAAATCCATTCATTTGTAGAGGTTATAGAATATGTTTTTAGTTTTTGAACTATAGAAGCAGTTGTTGTATCTGTGTATTCAAAACCAATAGAAACAGAATCTATATACTGGCTATCAGCATATATGTGGGCACCTACGCAAAAAGTTCCCATGCTGTTATTTAAATCTGAAAAATTTATTAAATCTGGGCTAATACAAACAATATCTCCAGTGCCAGAAGGAGGGACGTCACTTAATAATTTATTAACTTCTATTGTAGGAAAAGGAGCGTTAACATCTGATGTTTCTAAAGACGAAGTTCCCCCAGTTACCGTCCAATAATTATCTATATCTTGATAATCTAAGTCTATTAAACTAATATAGTCAATTGCGCCATCTAATGCCCATAGTGCTAGTGGGTGTTCTGCAAATATTTTTTCTGCATACAAATTTGATGGGGTAGACATATTTCTCCTATCCCCTTATTATAGCAGGATGGGAACTAATATAATTTAATCTCACATGCGTCTGTTGAACAATATTTTTCAGATTCAGCATCAAGATTATCTTTGCCATCGTAAATAGCAGACCAATCAATTTTGCCAATTGTTCCAACATAAGAGTTATATTCTTCTCTTGTTATCTGAGTATATGGTTGTTGTGGATATGTCTGGTTGCCCATTGGTAAAAATGATACTGCCTTTAACTGCCCTTCGTACATATGAAGTGCTGGAGCAATATGCTTAGACTCTGATTCTTTATCAAAAGAAAGAGTTACAGATACGCCATTGTCAGACCAATACTTTTGAGCAGTAGCAGCCAAACCAATCTTTTCAAAAAGACTTACATCTTTCTCAGATCTTGGGTGTCCAGATGCTACTGGGAAATATACTACTGAAGTATTTGCAGATACTAGATCGTCTTCAATTTTATACCCTGCTGCTTTAAATAAATGAAGCATTGGATCTGTATTTCCAAACCTAATAGCACGAAGATAGAATGCTCCTCCAGGACCCCAATGAACTCCAGGGGTTGCACCAGAAAGTAATGATACAGAGCCAGAAGGTTTGACGGTAGTTACACGAATTGATTCACGTACACATAGCCATTCTGAATATGAGTGATCGTATGAGCGAATCTTTTTATACCCTTCGTCCATCCATTCACGAATTACTGGCATGCCTTTTGTATCTGCAAATGATGCAATGCCAGTTAGAGATGTTCCAATACGACGATTACGTTGCATAATTCCATTTGTGGTTTGCCAATGTGTTGGCATTAATGTAACTGTTTTGCCATATAGATATGCAAACTTTAGTGTACGAAGAAAGTCTTCTCTGTCTTCATGACGATTTAAATGAACTTCTACGAGAGTGCATAATTCATAACTTTCTAAAGGTTGTTCGGCACAAGGATTGAATCCCATAACACGGGAATCTTTATAGTCTGCAGGATCTGCTAGTCTTCCATAATCTCTAGCAACATCTAGCCAAATAAATCCTGGCTCACCATTGTCTGCAATTAAATTAACATAGTCTTCATACTTTGTTCCAACTTCTGCAGCGATAGAATTATTAGACATCCAAGCCCATCCTGGATTTTTTGAATCAAAAGAGTTTCTATCTGGAAAAACGTCTGCATTTTTTAAATTAATAAAATCTTTGTCTTCTGGTAGTCCTAAAGCCAAGGTAGCAGAACGACGAACATTTCCAGACACAACACATGTACCAATAAGGTTAACAATATCTACTATTGCCCTAGAATCAAGTTTTTCTCCTGCTCTACCGCCGATTACTGCATCTATCTTGTTATGTAGTGCAATAAGTGGTGCTGGACCGCTAGCAACCCCTCCAAAGCCTTTTATAGGGGCACCTAGAGGACGGATAAGGTCATAGTTAAACTTCTGTATAGCCTGATTAGGGCGTAGATATGAGTTTAAAAGCATTCTTACAGAGTCTACCCAGCCTTCACGAGTATCTGGAATTTCCCATACATTTTCTGGTTCTGTTGGGGCATAAATAGGCATCTCTTTGTCTTGACCAATAGTGTCAAACCCTACACCTATACCTAGCATTAAGGCATCCATTACCCATGCAAATAAGGCTCCTGGATCATTACGATCAATATCACGAGTAGAGACCATGGCACAATTTTGAAGGGAAGCAGAGTTACGTTTTTCCATAGTCATAGGGGTTCCAAATGCCCAAAGACCACGACCTGGTGGAGTCCACTTTAAGTTAAACATTCTGTCATAGGCTTCTTGAGCAGACTTTTGAGCCTTGTTATCATTCCATGGGAGCCTATTATCTTTGGCGTGGTTTTTTTGTACTGAGTACATTCCTTCAATTACCCGCTTGCAAACCTCATGCCATCTTTCTTTTGTTCCGTCTTCTTTCATACGAGAATAAGTTCGTATAAAAGTAATTTCACCTAATGAGTTAGAGCCTGCATCTGTAAAACCAAAAGGTGCTGACACTCCAACATACTTATTTACGAATTCATCTGTTAAACGAAAAGAAAAGATATCTGACATTTATGTTCCAACTTTCTATTAAAATATTATAAGTACTTTGAAAATTACAAAGTAGTGTTAAGTATATCACAAAATTAAAAAGAAAAACACGCTTGTTTAAGGCGTGTTAATCTCTAGTTTAGAGTTAGTGCTTTGTATTTTATAAAGTACTATGCACCAATCAACATTAGTTCGCTAAATGCTGCACCTTGTGCTGGTGTTGACCAAGAAAGTGTGCCAGAACCATTTGTTTTTAAAACTTGATCAGCGGATCCATCTGCGGAAGGAAGTGTCCAAATTCTGTTTGTTGACACAGTTCCTGGAGCCTTAAAACCAACATAATGGCTTGAATCTGTATCTGCAAGTCTTAATTCTGCTGTAGCGTTAAGAGTAAATGCTGTTGTTGCTACTGGACTTGATAAAGTTGGAGAAGATGCAAATACAAGTGATCCAGATCCAGTTTCATCTGTTATTGCAGATGCAAGGTTTGCGGATGATGGTGTGCCAAGGAATGTAGCAATACCAGTTCCAAGCGATGTTATTCCTGTACCGCCATTTGCTACTGGAAGAGTTCCAGTTACACCAGTAGAAAGAGGGAGACCAGTTACATTTGTCATAGTACCAGATGCTGGGGTTCCTAGCGCTGGAGTAGTTAATGTAGGACTTGTAAGAGTTTTGTTTGTAAGAGTTTCTGAAACATCTTTTAACAATGTACCGTTTAGATAAAGTGACTTTCCAGATGCTAAGTTAATATGCTCCGATGAAGTCCAAGCGTCTGTAGCGTCAACCCAGTTAAAGGTTTTGTCAGTTGCGCCCTTAAGTGTAATACCTCCGCCATCGGCAGTTGTATCTGTTGGGCTTGCTGCATCTCCAAGAACAATATTTTTGTCTTCAACAACAAGGTTGGTTGAATTAATATTTGTAGTTGTTCCATTAACTGTTAGGTTTCCAGAAAGAGTTAGGTCTGTTCCTGATATTGCTCCAGTAAAAGTTGCTCCTGATAGTGATGCTTTAGCAGCAAGATCTGTGGTTAAATCTGCAATCTTAGATTGAGCAATTGCAGCAGAAGCATTAATATCTCCGTCTACAATAGTTCCATTAGCAATCATTGTTGATGTTACTGTACCAGTATCACCTGTAGTCACAAAGTTAGAGTCTGAAAGTGCTGTATTAAATTCTGCAGTAGTTCCAGTTAATGTATTTGATGTTAATGAAATTGATTTATTTGAAAGTGTTTCTGTTTTTGATGCTGTTGACTTAGCGTCTAATTGTGTTTGAATAGCAGATGTTACGCCATCAAGATATCCAATTTCAGTATCGGAAACACCTGAAACTCTAGCCTGAATTGTTGTGGTGTCTACTGCTAAAGTTAATGTGTTTGCAGCATCGTTATAAGTCTTTGTTATGCCTGTACCCGCAGTAAGAGCGGTATCAATAGCATCTTGTGAAAGTTCTGCAATGTCAGATGTGAGGGCTACTGTACCTGTTGCATCTGGAAAAGTAATTGTGCGATCAGCAGTTGGGTCTGTTACCTGTAAGGTAGTCTCGTAAGAATCGGCGGTAGCACCTTCAAAAACAATGCTTGTACCAAAAGCAGGATTTACTGTAGAGTTAATATCGGCAAAATAGTCTAGATCTGCCCAGTGATTTGTTCCATCACCAATTTTAAATTTATTTGTGTCTGATTCCCAACCCATTTCACCAGCATTTAATACTGGATTTGCAGATGTCCACTGTGAAGCGGTTCCTCTGCGTTGCTGCATTCTGGTTGCCATTTATACTCCTTTGGTATGTATATATTATAACAGATAATTAATTAAAATTATCAATAGCCGTTCCACCATCATATGTTGCTTCAAATGATGCTGTATTGTATAGCCCCGCACTTACAAGAACACCTGGTTCATTGTATGCTCCACCACTAATAAAAGTACTTACAATTAAACCACTTCCGTCAATTGCTGTATCATGAATGTGATCTTGAAGTGTTTCTGCATCTTCAAGAGTTGCCATTGGATACCATTCACCAGAATAATAAACATGAACTCTTTCTGTTAATGTATCAAACCACAATCCTCCATTACTTGGAGAAACTGGTGCGGTAGTTCCAACAGGCATTGTTGGAGAACCAACTGCAGAGTCTACATAAAGTTTTGTAGCAGCATGTGTATTTTGAGTAGGTGTGGCAACTGTAACAACATCTCCGAAAGTACCGCCTTGCGCTACAATCAAACCATGTTTGACTCTAAAGTCTTTATTTACGGTTGCCACTTCTAACCTCTATTCTATTTATGCTTCAATATAAGTTTTGCTTACTTTAACATCAGTATCTGCTGATGCACCAGTTACCTGAAGAAGAACGTTTCCACCACTGTAAACAGCGTTAGTTGTTCCTAGTTCAGCGTTGCTGATTACATCTGCATACTCTGTTAAGTAAACGTTGTTTGATCCATCTACAGTTACAAGAAGTTCAATTACTTCAATATCAGTACCCTTTT